AAAAAGGAAAATTATATGGTGCCTAGCCCCGATATCGCAGCAGCTGAAACGCAAGCTTTGATCGTTCCAGTGCTTGTGGTTAGAAAAGACGGCAATGACACGAGTACGCAGTTAAGAATCAGTTGCATAGGAAATGGGTATTTAGTAAAGACGGGAAATACTCCAATTTATTACGCAACTAAAGAGGACATGGCGAAAGCTGTCTATTTGGGATTGTTAAGTCTAACCTGTGGCGTTGAAAAATGAAATACTTATCTGTGTGCTCCGGCATAGAAGCAGCCACTGTCGCATGGCATCCACTTAAATGGGTGCCAGTGGCTTTTTCTGAAATTGATAAGTTTCCTTCCGCAGTACTCAGGCACCACTACCCAACCGTGCCTAACCTTGGCGACATGACTAAGTATAAAGATTGGAAACCACATGCAGAAATCGACCTACTCGTCGGAGGAACTCCTTGCCAAAGTTTTAGCATCGCAGGATTACGCAAAGGTCTTGAAGACCCCAGAGGTAATCTTATGCTTACCTATCTTGCAATCGCTGAAAGTTACCAACCTCGGTGGCTCGTTTGGGAAAATGTCCCTGGCGTTCTGTCAAGTAACCAAGGAAGGGATTTTGGAACCTTCCTCGGAGCGCTGGGGAACTTGGGGTATGGGTTCGCCTTTAGGGTGCTGGACGCTCAATGGTTCGGAGTGGCGCAAAGACGTCGTCGTGTGTTCGTTGTCGGATGTCTTGGAGACGCAGGCCGTGCCGCCCAAGTTTTATTTGAGTCCGAAAGCGTGCGCCGGAATCCTACGCCGAGCCGCGAAAAGGGGCAAAAAATTGCCGCCACTCTTACAGATGGCTCTGGAGAGCGTGGCGTCGATGCCGATCAAATAGCCAATGGTAACTATGCAATTGGTACGGATTGTTACAACGGTTCGATCACTGGTGAGGTAGCGGCAACGCTAGGCACACCGGGTAGTAGTTCTAATGCGTCAGGTCCTACAGTTATGCAAGCCATGTGCTTTGATCGACAAAGTAGTGGAGAGTATGGGACTGCACCAGTAGCTTCGACCATGGCTGCCCGCGATCACAAAGGTGCAAGCGACATCGTGGTACATCCAATTGTTTTAATGGATCAGGGTGGCAGCGTAATGAATGTAATGACAGATGGCACAATTGGAACTTTGCGTAGAGAAACAAAAGGGCATGAACCTTCAATTCTTTGTTTTTCAACAGCAAAAAAGGCTGGAACATTGCGTGCCAACCCAGACAGTGGTTTTCAGTCAGACGGTTCTCCAGTTGAGGGGGTTGTTATTAACACATTCCCTTTGGCAGTTCGCCGTCTGACCCCTCGTGAATGCGAGCGACTTCAAGGATTTCCAGACGATTACACCGCGATTCCTTGGGGTAAAAAATCAGCAAGCGAATGTCCTGATGGTCTGCGTTACAAAGCATTAGGCAACTCAATGGCTGTGCCTGTAATGCGGTGGATTGGCGAAAGAATCGACAAGTTGAAGTAATTTTATCAATTATATTGTGTGCGTATTTGCACACCCAAAAGGAGGTTTGAATGAGGATAAAGCTAAGTGTTGTGTTGTTAACATTAGTGTTGTTAGGCAACATAGGCTGTACACGCACGCTGGAATACACCACCAGCACCGAAGTGTATCCAACCAATCCCAACGTGATACAAAAAATAAACATAAGCACAACAATTAAAACTCAATGGTAAAGAGTTAAATTTATAAAAAGGAGATTAGAAATGACACCGTATCATCATGCGGTATCCTCCGCCAGCAGATTTGGTGGTAATGCCGAGGATTATATGGAAATCCACAACTGGTTCGATGAGACCAAAGGCTTCACAGGTAATTGGACTCATCGGGCTATGCGCCACCATTCCGCAGGGGTAGAATGGGCGACACACAAATTTGGACACACCATAGTAAACAGTGATAAAATTAAAGTCCCAGTCAAATTCATTGCCGAACAGCACATAGAGGAAGACTGTGGATTTATCCCAACGATTCAAACTTGGTTAAAACCTCTCACAGAACAGCCAGAATCTTGGATGTTGAGAGTAGCTAAAAAAAGCACTAAAAGCGTTTTAAAAATCGAACAAACGCCCACAGAGGAGGAAGAAAAACAATGTTAGACCCAATAGCGTTACCAAGGGAAATTTTTGACCGAGCTCGCAAGTTTGGGATAGAAGCTATTGTACTTAATTTCGAAGGAGGAAGTGACGAAGGAAATTTACTGATAAACTTAAAAAGAAAGGGCAACCAGCCTCACAAAAACTTCGATACATTTGAATCCGAGATAGAAGACTGGGCATGGTCTGCCTATGTGTACAGCGGAGCCGGCGACGGCTCGGCTTATGGAGACGATATCACTTATGATCTCATGAATATGGAAGTGGACACAGCAGAATGGTATTGCCAAAGAGTCGAGGGCGACGGTGCCTCTGTTGCATTAGAAATAGAATAAATAAAAAAAAACTAAGGAGAAAAATTAATGAATGCTAATGATTTAGAAATAGAAAATTACGGAGCAACCTGCTTAGATTTGTTAGAAACCAAAATGTACCGACATTTGTTTTCTCTGGCAGAACACTGGAAGAACTACGCATATTTCACCCCCCAAGGTGGAGCCCGCCTAGGATCCATTGCGGGGTACATCACCGCATTAAAGCATCTTGGCAAGCAAGAACTTGCGGAACAAATGGCAGAAGATTTTATAACTAAAATGGCGTGGTTAACTCGAGTTAACTACAACTCAAACTCTATCGTAATAAATCATCAAGAATCCATGATAGAGACCCAACTTTTATTTTCAGCCGAAGATACTTCTCCGGTTAACATAAGAGTGCCAAGGCAAAAAGTTATCTTACACGATGATGGTTGCCTCCATAGTTTCAATTTTGTTGTGTATTTTCCGTTAGACTATAAACTATACTGGGAATGTTTTAAAAAGCACGCAGAGGAAAAGCAAAATCCGCATCAAAGCGTAGTGGAGGAGTTGAAGATAGAAACAGGGATTCGTAACCACGAAGGATACGAACAATTAATCAATGAACATGCGTACAAAAATGGGTATAAATATACGCAGTATTACACCTACGGTTACAACGGCGGGCTTATTTATCATGGGCCAGATGCGGGAGAAACATTTTCGGTGTGCGTGCAAAAAAATGTTTTGTGGAGCATTCACACTTAATTAGGAAGGGAACTTATGAAAAACAAAGGTTACGAAGCGTGGGCGTCTCGGCTGCAATTCTTTAATGGAGAATTTGGTTTTGGCCCCCTTAAACTAATCAAAAACGAAGACGGTAGGCTGCACTGTGACAACGGTCCAGCTTACATTAGTCTTACCAGAGTAATCTGGTACAAAAACGGCCAACTACACGGCATGGATGCGGATAAATTTGGTAGTATTTTATACTATTACGAAGGAGTGAGGATTCCTCCCCACTTTTTCACAAAGCCTAAATCCGTTACACTAAAGGAGGTATTGCAAAATCCGAATGCGGAAGTAAGATATGTGGGGATAAAGATCATTGGGCTGGATAATATTATGGCTTTGCCGACCACACTGGTGATCCACAAAGATGTGGATCAGTTTGGAAGAGAAAGAATTTTATTTGAAATCCCAAAAGTGTTTGACGAACCTACCTTGTATGTAAAGGTAGTTAATTCAACGGCAGAACCCGATGGTACTTATAAGAATTATTTCTTGTGCGTACCACCAACGATGAAGACCTGTTTAGAGGCGGTGGCGTGGACCAACTACATGAAGGCAGATGAATACTGTCCTTCGCAAGAATCTTAGGAGTTATATCATGAAGAAGTTTCAAGCGCGGCAAGGTGATATCTTTTTTACGGTAGTAGCTAAACCAAAGAATTTACACGGTATGAAAATACACGACTCCCGAATTCTAGCGTTCGGTGAGGTGACTGGTCACAGTCACGCCCTCAAAGAAGGGTCAGCAGTGCAGCGTTATGTTAATGCGGGAGGAGATATTTATTTATTCTCCGAGGAAGAAACCAGCGTTGGGCACGACGAGCATTCCGATATAAAACTTCCAGCCAACAAATGGATCAAGGTTACACGACAACGGGAATTTGATCCACTGGCTGCTAACCGACAGCGTACAGTTGCAGATTAAGTTTTAGTCTAGTTTACCCGTCGAACCAAGGGAGCAAGTGTTTGCTCCCTTTTTTATTTGAATTGATAGTTTTTATTTTAAGGAATTAATGTTATGGAAAAAGTAAAAAGTCAGTCGTCTTTAGTAAACCCTACTGGCAGCCCCGCTCTAAGCCTGAGCGAAGTGGCACAACAATACATAGGGCAGCAATGTGCTGTACTCTGTGCACGGTACAACTACCGTGGAATTATGAGCGCCGTAGGTTCAGATTTCATAATATTGGCACAAGCTCGTGCCGTGGAAACTTCAGGGGCATCCTCACTGGAAGAACCGCAAACAGAAGATATCATCACTTCGAGCATAGTAATCAGCCTAGGTGCGATAGAAATCATTTATCAGCCACGCTGGTGCTTTGCACCGTTGGATAAATAATAATGCGTAAAATCGTAGATATAAGGGCTAGAGCATCGCTCTAGCCCCGTGGGCGTGTTTTAGCACAATGAAACCTTCACACATAAAAGGAGTGATGCAATGATAAGAAGGTCTGTTAGCACAACGCATAAATCTGAATCTTGGTTTAGGTGTGTATCTTGGTCTAAACTTTTACGGCAGACTTGGTCTGCGTCTTGGTCTACTGCCCAACAAGAATCGTACAATGTAACAAGAGTCGCACGGCGGTAGATCAATAATGATAATGAACTTTGGCCTAACCCCAAGACTTGCTATAAGTCTTGGGCACTCATCCATAGACTTCATGGTTTTTCTAAAAACGCTAAATAATGGAGACATAAAAAATGATAAGACTAGCATTCAGACCACGCCTTGTCGCCAAATCAAGATGTTGGTCTGTGCCTACCCCTTGGTCTAGTAATTGGGCCAAGTTTAGATCTGTATCTTGGAGTTGGGGTCGTTCTATATCTTTACATTATTGGCGTACTTGTTATCCTTACAGCCAAAGTTGGCACAAACCAATAAGGTAAAATTCACTTTAGGAGTTATCAATGATAATGAAAACAATTGATTTTAATACAGCCAGATCCCATGGGTGGTCTAGGCGACTTTATAAGTCTCGATCTTGGACTGCATATTGGGACCGGTCTAGAGGCCCGAGCGCGTCTTTATCTATGCTGTTTTCTACCTCTAAGTTTATAAGCCAACGACAGTAGTATTGAGTCTTGGTCTAGGTCTAGGTCTGTGTCTTGGACTAAAAACAAAACTAGGAGTGCTAAATGATAAGAAAAGTAACCATATGTCACCCAGATACTATGTCTGTGTCTTGGTCTAAGTCTTGGCCTGGGTCTGGGTCTGCGTCTCGGTTTGGGTCTTGGTCTGGGTCTTGGTCTGGGTCTTGGCCTGGGTCTGGGCCTTGGTCTGGGTCTTGGTCTGGGTCTTGGTTTTGGTCTTGGTCTTGGTCTCGGTCTCGGTTTGGGCCTGTGTCTTGGTCTAAAAACAAAACTAGGAGTGCTAAATGATAAGAAAAGTAACCGTATGTCACCCAGCTATGTCTGTGTCTTGGTCTGGGTCTTGGTCTCGGTCTCGGTCTGCGTCTTGGCCTGGGTCTTGGCCTGGGTTTGGGTCTTGGTCTGAGTCTCGGTTTGGGTCTTGGTCTTGGGCTGAAAACAAAACCAGAAGTGCTAAATGATAAGAAAAGTAACCTTATGTAACCAGGATGCTCTGTCTTGGTCTGGGTCTCGGTCTAGGTCTGGGTCTGGGTCTTGGTCTGGGTCTTGGCCTGGGTCTGGGCCTGGGTCTGGGTCTTGGTCTGGGTCTTGGTTTTGGTCTTGGTCTTGGACTAGGTCTCGGTTTGGGTCTATGTCTTGGGCTAAAAGCAAAACCAGGAGTGCTAAATGATAAGAAAAGTAACCATATGCCACCCAGATACTATGTCTTGGTCTTGGTCTAAGTCTTGGCCTGGGTCTGGGTCTGCGTCTCGGTTTGGGTCTTGGTCTGGGTCTTGGTCTGGGTCTTGGCCTGTGTCTCGGCCTGGGTCTCGGTCTCGGTTTAGGTCTGGGTCTTGGTCTGAGTCTCGGTTTGGGTCTAAAAACGAAACCAGGAGTGCTAAATGATAAGAAAAGTAACCTTATGTAACCAAGATACTATGTCTGGGTCTTGGCCTGGGTCTTGGCCTGTGTCTAGGTCTGGGTCTGGGTTTTGGTCTTGGTCTATATCTATGTCTTGGTCTGGGTCTTGGCCTGTGTCTCGGCCTGGGTCTCGGTCTCGGTTTAGGTCTGGGTCTTGGTCTGGGTCTAGGTTGGGGTCTCAGTCTTGGTCTGACATATATCTACCGACAGGAGTAACTTATGATGAAGATTAAGATAAAAAAACACGGGAACCCGGACTACGGGCAAAACCCCAACAAAACAGAAAAGGAAGAGCTTACTGCAACCACGATTGCAGAACTACGTGCAAAGGTGCGAGAATGGCAATTACAAACTAATTGTGGTGGAGGTAACTGGGGAGTATGCTCTGTGCATATAAACGACAAAATTGTAGGGTATATGTCCTACAATGGTCGAATTTGGAAAGAAAAGAAGTGGAATCCTAGTTGCATTGAAATAAATGATGATAATCTAATCGTATGTGAGTAATAACAAAGTCAACTCGTTGTTACACTTATGCTTGAATCTTTTTATTTTAAAGGTGACAAATGGAACTACACGGCGGTCCGTTCAAACGTAGACGAAGAAAACCTCCAGATCAAATCTGGATGCAATTTATGTCTGACGACGAAAAAGAGAAAATGAAAATAGAACAATGTCAGACCGTATCTTTGTCGGATGTCGGACTGCCGGTACGCGTAGCTAACACGTTAGAAAATTATGGTTTATTGACCATAGGGGACTTGGCTAAAATAACGATAGAGGATCTAGAAAGCATTCAAAACCTTGGCGAGATAACCATAGCTCGCTGTGTTAGACTGCTGGATGAAATGTGCCTACCCCATAAATTACGCAAAAAATAAGCATATGTTAATATAGGTAAGAGTTACAAGGTAACTTGCCCCTAGGGGCAAGTTACCATATTCTACTATCTTCGATAGTATCGAGTCGCGCACACAAACCACACTTTTAAAGGGGGCAAAAAAAATGGCTGTTAAATTTCTCAAACTAGGGAAACTGGTCGTAGATTGCGGCGATGTCGTTTGTTTCAGCATGGATAGCGTTATCGGATTAGCAGAAGAATGTGGTTACGACATCACTAAACTGCAAGAATTCATCAAACGATGGAAGGGCGTAGAATGCGATTTACGCAGCGATGGCATCTACACTGTAGATCGAGTAACGGCGGTAGATCAAGAAGGTTCAACCTATAGTGCCATCATCATTGGTGCCGATGTTCCAGAAATAAAACGGTTTTTACTAACAAACGAAGAAGAGTTTTCAGATTTTTATAAACGACACCCTAAAGCCGTAGAAGTTAGAAAAGGCAAATCTTTTAATCGTGATTTATTTTCTGAGATTAACGATGAGTACGTAGGGGCAATAATGAAAAACCCAACCAACCTTCAAGCTGAACCAACTAAACGCAAGGATGGGGCTAATTTCGACGCAGAACACACAGCTACGACTGACAAAAAGAATCTTCAAGTAGAGCTAGACAAACACATAAAAGGAGGAAGTTAAAATAGGTAAGTAGTACTTTGTTTGACTCTTGTCAGCGGCAGCCAACTTTTGTCTGTCGTGTATTTATAGTTTTTAAACCGGAGGTATAGCAGATGACAAACGAAAATGGACCTTTTATCTCGTTCATAAGTGGCGAACTTGGTGAAGAAACCTAGACACTGGAAGAGTGGCAGCAACATTACACAAATTATGTTGCTGTGTTAAAAAGCAGATTAACAAAAACTAGTGAAAGTCAAAAAAGTTACAGTAAAATGCTTAACGCAAAGGGCAGATACTATGCCCAAGACCACAATGCTAGGTTCTATTTAGGCAGGCACGAAAATCAGACTTTAGAACTTGCTAAAGCTGAGGAAGAACTTGGTTGGATAGTGGCGGAACAAAAGAGAAAACTTTTAAATCCAGAGAATGTATCGCATGAACAGTTAGAGAATTTTCTGATCCACGGTCTTTACGAATCAGACTTCCCCTTAACGGGTATGGACGAAATATTGGGTGTAGATGAAGCGGTTGCGATGCTAGTTTCAATAACTAATGACGAATATCATTTAGCAGAGTTTAGAAAAGATGTTTTAAACCACAAAATTGTTTAACACAAAAATGACACATTCTGGTCATTTCGTATACTATCGAAGATAGTAGAATATGGTAACTTGCCCCTAGGGGCAAGTTACCATGTAACTCTTACCTATATTAACAAAGGACACAAAAATGTCTCATTTACAGCAGCTAGCCTACGTAGAATCAATTAAAGCTATTTACCCGAAATATTTTTTAAGCTCAAAAGTTTTAGAAATTGGCAGCTTAGATGTAAACGGGACAATAAGACAATTTTTTGAAAATTGCGATTATACCGGAGTTGATCTAGGTGCTGGGGCAATGGTTGATGTTATAGGTGAAGGTCAAAAGTTGAATTATGCTGATAACTCGTTCGACACAACGGCATCTTGCGAATGCTTTGAGCATAATCCATACTGGAAAGAGACCTTTGAGAATATGTACAGGATGACTAAAAAAGACGGGCTTCTGTTTTTTACTTGTGCAACAACAGGAAGACCGGAACACGGAACAAAAAATAACTTTCCGGACGCTGCCCCGTTACTTATCTGGGATTATTACAAAAATTTAACGGAAGAAGACTTTACTGGCGATCTGGACATAAAAAAAATGTTTAAGGAATATGAATTTAAACTGGAGATTAGTAGCTGTGATTTGTATTTTTACGGGATCAAAGTGTAACTCTTACCCATCTTAGCAAAGGAATAAAAATGGCTAAACTTAAAGAAGAAGAAAAGTTGTTTAATCGCGTTAAACGATTTGCTTCAGCGTACGAAGATACGCATGTGTTCACTGCCGCTCAGTGGGCTATTAAAGAAGAAGAAAATTTATTTGGCGAGGTGGTGTTAGTCGCTGAAGGAGAGCTGTATCATTTGCTTAATGTAACTAACTCCCGCACGGCTGTCCGCAATAAAATGCGGAAAAAATTGAATAAGATACTTGAAAAATATGACTATTATGTGGAACAAGGTTTTCACTGGTCTTGGCATTTTTGTAAAAAGCAAGGAGTTTGATATGCGTGATTTTAAAAGTCTGAATTATTTGACAATGCCGGTCGATGCGGGTCAGATCGTGGTGGTGGCGTATGCAATCGATGCCACATATTTGTATCGTCGATCATGCGATCAGAGCGACAATACCGCTAGCTACAGCCGTGCAACTTTAGATTTGGAGTCTAATGGGAATTTTGAGCCACAGAACAATTCGCTACCCATAATTGGAGATTGGGAGGAGTATGTCACCAGATTTCACCTGAGTGACGATGGCAGCTCTGAGGAAATTGAGTCCGACGATATGGACTCGGCAAAAGAAGAGGCCGAAGAACTGTGGAAGGGTGGCGATTGGGATGAAAAATGCCGCATATCGGTGCGGATACAGGAGATAGATTGGGACGATAACGACGTTGGTGACCCAGAGTGGATTGCGGTCGAGTGCGGAGAGGACCCTGCATCACCAGACTGTGACGAGGACGACCACGAGTGGGAGACACCTCATGCGGTGGTAGGCGGCCTAGACTCAAATCCTGGATGTTGGTCTACCGGGGGAACCGGTATGAAATTTAAGTCAGTTTGCAAACATTGCGGGATTTACAAAATTGAACACCATACTGGGTCGCAATGCAACCCCGGGGAGTGCGACACGGTCGAGTATGAGGACGCTGACGAAGATTCGTTGAAATTTGTTGAGGAAAATAAGTAATGGTTTAGTTTTTCCCGCAGGGTGTTCCTGCGGGCGTTCAGTAGAAATAAGTTAAGGAGATAAGAAAATGGCTATAAATATTCAACTTTTTGAACCGCAGCCCAGTGACCCAGCGGTTCCAGCAGTGGTGGTTGAGACTAGGGAGGGTCGGTTTTTGGTCTCATCGCCTGGAGGGTGGGAGGCGAAGGTTCCTTACGCCGGCGCAGTTCGAAGAGATTCTAGTGGATCGTGTTTGCGTGGGCTCGCCTGGGCGTTGTCGGTGCCAGGCAGTAAAGATGCCTACGGATGAAGAAGTAACAAATCTTATTACTAAAATCAAAGGAAGATTAAAATGAAGTATTTTATCGCGGAGATCAAAGAACGAAACGGAGAACTGGAGTATGACACAGATTATTTGTTTCAAACGGAGGGTGACCCAATTATCTACTCCGACACGGTGGCAAGGGGTTGGAGGGGCGACGATGAAGACAAAGACAAAGCCGCTGGAGGGTATTGGTGTGATGGAACATTAATCTTTGACAAGGGAAGGCAGGAAATACCAAAAGAAGATTTTGATATCTTAAAAAAGTATCTAGTTGTTTTGTAAATTACAGCAACGATAATTTATGTCAAAGATGAAAGTTAAAATGAAAGTTAAAATGAACAAACAATTAGATGAAAATTTTTTTAATCTTAATTACATATCTTTGTTGTACAACGATAAATTAATAAACAATCGGCTGGGTTACCACACGGAGCTGGCCGGCCTCTTAAAAATTTGGAATGAAGAATTAAAACAATTCTGCAAACACGTAGCTGCAAATAAATTTCCAGTTGGTTATGCAATTTTTGTTCCTGATTTTTTCGGCATAAACTTCGGTAAAAATCAAATAAGACAGCAAAAGGAGATAGATTTTCTTTACCGAAGCGTGCTTGCTGTTCGTAAAGTTTTAGCGTTTCAAGCACAACAAAACCAAGTAAGATCTATTTTAATTTATAAACCTTACCCTGGTACACTGTTTATCTGGTAACAAGAGAAAGGCTTATTGTGGTCAAGCAAATAAATAAGTTAAAAGGCACGGTGCAGCACAAGCTTCGATTTAAAGACGAAAACACCTCGTTGTTACTTTTGCGACATTGTGTTTTGCAAGCATTGGGTATGTCGCAAGGTTCTGATGTATTCCGCGTACAGATATTGCAACAAAAGCTTAGATATCAGTATTATCGTGCAATAAGCAAAGACGAGGCTAAGCGGTATGCCCATACTTACAGCTTAAACTGTTGCCCTGTTGGGTTTTCTGTGAAGCCAAAGACACGATTTTGTAACAATCCAAAAGTGTGTCCTTGGTGCTTTGTGCGCTGCTGGCTGTATCCTACCTATTCGGCTTTATCTGTCGTTCCAAAGGCCGTTCGCCAAACTTTCAAAGTTATCGTTTGGCAACGAGTAGTAAATTTCAATTTACAAGAATTACCTTTTTTTCGTGCAAATAAAGGTCCGCATCAGTGGTGTTCTGCTTTGGCTACTGTTCAGCTGTGTGTGCCGTTTGTGTCGGCGGAGAACAATGACTTACAGCTAAAACATATCGGGCTTCAGCTTGTACCTGCCGACTGTGACTTTGTTAAACAACTTTCGCGCCGTGCTGTTTTTCCTGGCTTAAGTTTTGCAAGCTTTGACCGAGGTACCAACACAAACATTATGCGGGCGATGGCTACGGTTTTGCGACTTCCGTGGGCAAATTTATTCGCGCTTAACAATTTGCAAAATTTTCAATTGCTGTTAAACGGGGTTCAAAAAACTCGTTTATTGCGGATTACTAACTACAAACAACAACAGACAACAAGGAGATATTGATGGAAATCGATTCACCGCCGTACCCGAAAAATAATAGCTCTCCTAGCGACTTGTTTAACAGTCTAGTAGAGTTATATCAATGGGTAGCAACACAGTTTGAGTGGGTAAACACGGAGGCAGCCCGACTGGGGGCTCCTTCTGCCCCTTTCATTAAAAGCTTGGGGGTTGAGCCGTTACCTAACAAAAATTCGATTAATCGGTTTACTCGGTTAGCCGTTCCGGATATGTTTATGTCTTGGCAAGCTTTAAGGCGTATCCGTGAAAAGCATGATTCGATTATTCGTAACTACGAGAATGCAGAAGATTGGAATTCGGATGGGTGCATTTTTCACCGGATTTCACTTGTTAGATCGGCTATAACGCTACTCTCGATATCGTTTCTGGACTTCGAAAGGCGAGAAGCAAAGGGGATGGACGCGGCTAGGAAAACGCGTAAAGAATTTTTTAAGTATACTAAAGGAGCATTCTACGAGTTGAACGGAGGAGAAGAAGATGAAGAAGTTGATTTCGACGCTTTCCCCGCCGAGGAAGCTTAGGCCAAGCATCTGTAGGATACACGTGGCTAGAGCAGATTTGCGGGATAACATAAAGAACAATACGGACAATCCTGTAATTGGGGTGCATAGGCGGGGACGCAACTTGCGAGGCAACTCGGTAATTATTTACGACAAGCTCGGAAACGAAGTAGCTAGGATTGTGCAAAGCATGCACAAGCCTTTGAAATGCGGAGCTCGTGTGTGGATTGAAACATATGGAACTGTAATGATAGCTTATAATGAGGGCGAAACAGTAAGGTCAGAAGTGCTGGAAAGCTGACTAATGTGGTTCATCTTGCAATCGCTAAACTCGGGCTGCCCGGCTAGCAAAGTAATTTCATTTTTAATGGAAACTCTGACGCAGTTTAAATTCCGTATTTGAACAGCTCGTTTTCCAATCTCGGCTAACCCGAGTTCGTTGTCTAGGCCTTTGCGTATGTCGTGTTCTGCGTCCCATATTTGTCCGTTGATGTCCAGTAAATCCGATACCAATTTGCAAAGATTGGGTAAGGTGTAGTCAACTCCGCTCTCGTAATGTGTGATTTGTTTTTGCAACAAATCTTTGTTTAATTCGCCAAGGGGCAGTCGTTGCATTTTTAATTTTGCAATGGTAAGTCGATCGCACACTTCGCAGACTGGCATAGAAACTAGTTGTGTATTATTTTTAAACATAAAAGGAGTATCCTGTGAAAATATTAGTGTCAAGTGATTTACATCTGAGTAATCGTATTTGGAATCATCGTACCATCGAAGGTGACAGTTACTGGTCTTGGAAACAGATTGTGTCTCAGGCCATTAAACATAAGGTAGAAGCCGTAATATTGGCTGGAGATATACTAGACAAACAAGTAAATTCGTCTGAGCCAATACAGCACCTTTTAGCAGGAGTAAGCGAATTAGCCAAAAACAATATACCTGTGTATTATACGCAAGGGCAGCACGAGTTTCAAGAAACTCCTTGGTTAAAGGCTGCCGCTGGAGCCGTTTGGTTACACGAGCAAACGGTGCAGTTTCGTAATTGGCAAATTGCGGGTTGTGACTACCAGAACAACGCAGAAAAATTGTTGCAATTTTTAAAAAGCGAAAAAGCATTTACTTCTCAAATACTCGTGTGTCATCAAGTGTGGGAAGACTTCATGGGGGAGCTGGCTAAACCACAAGGGTGTTTTGGGGATATTCCATTTAATGTGAAGTATCTTATCACTGGTGATTACCACAAAAATCTTATACACAAGCACGGTAATCTAACCGTATTAAGCCCCGGCAGCACACATATGCGCAACATTACAGAACCGGAGGATAAAGCAATTTTTTTAATTGAAGACGATCCCCTTGCTTTTGAACACCAATTAACAATAAAAACTTTGCCCTTGTTAACCAGAAGAAAAATAGTTGTATCCACAATTGATTGTTTTCACAAATGGGATGTCGTAAAAAGTGCAACAGCTGCTTTGATGAGGAAAGCTGCTGAATATGCGACAGCAGCTAACTTACCTGCTGAATTAATTATGCCTTTAATTTATCTAGTATACACACCGGCTGACACGGAGCTAGTGGATAGGTTTAAACAAACTTTTGAACAAAAAGGGCATTTGTTTTTTAAGCAAATAGAATCGAAACAAGCAGAAGATCAAGCACAAGAACAAATTCTTGCTACGGACCGCATAAGTATGCTGCAGTGCGTAGACAACTATGTAAACAAAGCGGAACAACCGTTAGTTTACGACTTGATTGTAACTTTGTTGCAAAGTCCAGATTCTAACCAAGCATTGAAGTTATGGGTTAATTCTAACATTTAAGGAGTTACACGTGTACATAGAACAAGTGGAGTTAAAAAACATTGGGCCTCACCTCAGTTTAACGGTTAAGTTTGATTGTGGCTTAGTGGGTATCGTTGGAGCCAACGGGGCTGGTAAATCTACATTAGTTAATGCAATTTACGCTGCACTAACTAACGACTTTAGCCGGCTTGGAAGTGTTAAGACTGACATTATTACGAACGGGGTTAAAGGAGAAAGCTACATACGCGTAGAGGGAAAACATCAAAATCAATCTTTTGTTATAACTAGGTGGCTTCATCCCAATAAGAATGAGTTTAAAATCGGGAAAGCCGTATTTGAAAAAACAACAGATGTTAATGAAGCGGTAATGACTTACCTGAATATTAGCAAAACTGTAATTGATAAGTATGTATTCGTAGCACAATGGGAAATGTTTAATTTTCTAGACCAAACGGCGAGCGAGCGGGCAAAGACCTTTCAGTACTTGTGTGGTACGGAGTCAGCTTCTAGCCTGCACAAAACCTGTTTAGACTATGTGACGAAGCAGCAAGGAATTGAGGTAATAGACAACCGCAACGAACTGGAAGAGTCATTAAACGAAGCCCAAGTGGCCATAGCACGGCATCGCGCAACAGGGCAAGCAGCTAAAGTGCATATAATGGCAGAAGAAAAGTTAGAAGCGGGAAAAAAGTTGTTAGCGAGTTACGGGTTAGGCAAAGAAGCTCAAACCCAATTGGTTAAGACTATTATAAAAATTGAGGCATTGGAAAACTGTTTAGCTCGGTTTCAAAAAAGTCAATCTAAAGTTAAATTTGTCCGGCGCAAAGACTGGCAAGCCAAATTTAAAGGCAGGGTAATTGCTGCCCAGCAATTGTTAACTAGATTTGAAGATCATAGACTTGCACACATAGAATTTTTAGAAAAAGCTAAAGAGTACAAAGTCTATGCGCATGGAGTTGAAATCCTACAAAGGCGTAAACCGTTAGCTCCCCCGCATTATGTTGGTTTAGAAGAACAAAAACTTCTTACTAAACAGCGGCATGGACTTGAGTTTCAATTAAAACAAATTGTAAGTTTGGATTCGCATGAACGCTATTGCACGCAGTGTCACCAAGCGATACCGGAAGAACACATCGCAAACATTAAAGCTAGTAATGAAAAAAGAAAAAGCGATCTTGCTCACGTTGTGCACATTTTAGACATTTGTGAATCGCACGATACCCGCATGTCTGAGTATTTAGTCGGGATGAAAGCATGCGAGAATATTTGTGCTAGGGTGCAAAATGAATTAACTGTTGCAAAAGAAACGATGGATTTGATTGTTGCAGATTTAAAAGGATTTAATGCAGAACACAAAGACGAGGCAACAAGATTAAGAGCTAAGAATTCTATTGTAGAACAGCAATTAGTTCATTACGGTGCAGAGGTCAATAAAGAAGAACAACGCATTCTAGGCCTACAGGGTGAGCTTAAAAGCAACTTAGAGCAGCAAGTTGTGTTACAACAACAAGTAAATAGGATGCCGAGTGTTACGAAAGTAGCAGGTATGACTGCAGAATTAGGTAAACACGAAGAATCTTTGCTTGTATGGCAGCAAGCATTAGGTGGTCATCAAGAAGCCAAACGGTCTAAGTTCCGCATTTTAGCGAATTTAGAGCAGCTTACAGCTAGGCTAGCAGCGCACGAAAAAACTCGTAAATTGTTAGACATTGTTAGTACAGCCGGTGATGTGTTTCATTGGAACAACTTACCTAAAATGGTTTCTCAGGCTAACCTTCAACTTTTAGTTGGAGACATTAATTCTAATCTGCAGTTGTTTAGCAACCCGTTTTTTGTGGAAGCGGATGAAGATTTAACCTTTAAAGTTTTCTTCGCAGGGCAAGAAGCAGTTAAAGCGAAGCAGCTTAGTGGCGGGCAAAAAGTTATTCTTTCTATAGCTTTTCGTGCTGCTTTAGACCGAGTTTTTGGGCATAATATTGGTATGATGTTCTTAGATGAACCGACTTCGGGCCTAGATTCGGACAACGTGAGTTTCTTTAAAGAAGCATTACAGCGCTTAACACAGAAAGTCGGAAAAGAACATCAGCTGATTGTAATTACGCACGTTCAAGAACTAGGAAAAGTTTTTGACCAGTTGATCGAGATAAAAAAAGGATAAGTTTTGTTACAGCAATTTAATACTTGTTTTCATGTGGATTGTGATGGAACTACTTGGGTTACTACTCCAGAAGGTATACCTACGCAAGTGCTTGATACATATCGGCCTAGTAACTTAGTGGCTACTATTTATCGTGTTGTAGGTATACCTCGTAATTACAAACTTATTATTTCTTTATATTTGTCTTTAGTTAACAAAGAAATAAAAGGTAGTTTGCTGGTAGGGCATCCTCGAATATGCCATCGGTATCAAGACTCAAGTTTACAATTGTTAAATTGCATTTCTGTAATTAATCCGCACGACAATTTACCCCATACTTGGCACAGCGTAGACAGTACAAGTTATCGTAATTTTTTGTTACTGCAGCTTAAGCAAGATCCGCTTTGCGACTCATCTGCAAAATTGCGGGATAGGTTACAACACTGTTATTTTCTTCATATTACTTACCCATTTTGGCGGTTTTTAAAAATAGACACTTGTGTTGATTTAGTATTAGGAATAATTTCTGCAATAGCTGACCCTCGTTGGTACTTTAATGTAGATCATCCGAACAGATTAACACGGCTAGACGATTATTTCGGTTTATTGGTTTTTGCAAAGTTTTGGAATTTGTACGAAAGAAAAGAAATAAAAAAATTCAGCAAGGAAGAAAGTCGAACATATTTATTAGCGGAAGCAATAAAAGCACTACCTTCCGATAGCCCAATTTTGTTGGATTTAACTTGTGATAGAGCCAATATGCAAGACATGCGGCGTGCTTGTCGAATGCTACTACACTTTATTGTTCGCAACTGGTTGGCGGGCAGTAGGCAGCACGCTGAGTTTGACCCGCATATGTTTTTTCAAAACAAGGCAGTTAAAGATAGTTTTTTAAAGCAATTTGGAGAATAGTTATGCGCGAATTGTCTGTTCGTATCAGGTTTACAACCCCGAGTTTAGGTAATGAAAAAGAAAAAGAAACAGGTCGTTTTCAGTTTCAAAGAAGCCACGGAAAAGACGGTAAAATTTTATTTTTAGCTACCTGGCATCATTCTAATATGAAGTTGGCCGCAGAAATGCTAGGGAGGCATCAAGAATTAGTTAAACAGATTTGTTGGGACATAGGGCTTGATGCTGAGATTCGAGATAAATGTTTAACTCGTTGTTTTTACCAGAAATCTGTAAATGGGCGGGAGCGCTGGTCGTTGCATGAATCAATTATGGCCAACCAGACGGTTGTGATTAACTGTGTAGTGCCCTCTGCAATTGACGAACAAGATTTTTGGACGTTGATGCAAATTGCGGGTAAGTATAAAGGTTTGTCTCCGTGGCAGCCGGGCAAATACGGGCACTATGAGGTTGTAAGCATACAGCAACGAAGGCATACTCAAACAAACATTTTAGACGATTAATAAAACCACCGGCTAGGTGCGGAATTCCAGCCGGTGGCGACGTGTAGCGGGTGCGATTGCTTCGCCAACCCACAGTCGCATTCTACTTAATCAATACATAAATGCAACACAATAAGGAGTTAATGTGCAAGAAAAAATTGTTACGTTGTACAAAAATGGGAATACTATTTACATAGACCCAACTAGCGATTACATGTTTGAATTGCTTAAACCAGTTTTAAGCTTTACCGAACGCAAATGTTATTTCGGTTACGAGGCAACACAACGCAAGCAGCAAAATTTAGCAGTTTTTGAATTACAGAATCATTCTCTTTTGGATGTCGATCACAAGCAGCGTATTGTAACTTTTTATGGCTTTTTTGCTTTAATTAGACAGACGCTTACTAAAGCGGGTTACACCGTGAAGTTTAAAGATCTTTCCCCCATGGCGGCTGAAAAACTAGAACCGCAATGGAAAAACATTAGTTCGTACAAATTACGGGCAAACCAAAATGAATTTTTGCAAAAGATTTTAGCTAATCGTTGTGGTAGATTTGATTGTCCCCCGGGCTTCGGTAAATCTTTTATGATTGGTTTAATCGCTGCATTGCTGCCCAAGGCAACAATTGATGTGGTCACGAGACGAGTATCCGTGCTGCGCGACAGAATTTATCCAGAGCTGTGTCAGATGGTAGGCGATGTAGGAATTGTCGGGGGCAGCAAAAATGTAAGAAACAAACGGGTGATGTGTTACACTGTCGGTTCCCTTGGGCATAGTCCTGCTACTTCGGACTTTCTGATCGGGGACGAGTGTCACGAACTCTCTGCGGACAAAGCGGCTGGAGAATTAGTTCGGTGGCAAAACAGTCGAAATTTCGGGTTATCCGCTAGCCATGATCTTCGTTGGGATGGCAAAGATTTTAGAAATCTCGGTTTGTTCGGTCCCGTCATCTTTAAAGTAAATTACGCGCAAGCACAATCTGCAAATATGGTAGTCCCCATCCATGTGAAATGGACATCTGTAGTAATGGACCAAGACCCTTGCATGGATGCCGCAGATATACAGAAGAAACGACAAGGTATCTGGTGTAATGATTATCGGAATCGACGAATAGCCGAAGATGCCCAGCGTTACGATGATAACACTCAAGTTTTAATTACGGTAGAGACTATAGAGCACGCATTAAACCTAAAAAAACAATTACCTAATTTTACTTTAGTGTACATGGAAAACGGGTTAAGCAAAAAAGATATAGAATATTACGCCCGCCGTGGGTTTTGCAAAGAAGATGAACCTTTAATGGATTTAGACCGCAGACAAAAATTAACTCAAGATTTTGAAAAAGGCGTATTAAAAAAAGTAATTTGTACCACAGTATGGAATGTTGGTGTATCGTTTAATAGCTTGGCCGTTTTAATCCGAGCTGACGGCGGTGGTAGCCCTATTAACGACATTCAAATCCCAGGCCGTGTGTCTAGAATTTCTGCAGACAAGCCTTACGGGCAAATCCACGATTATCTGGACCAGTTTAACTATACATTTAAAACTCGAGCAAAAAATCGTAGTACTTCGTATGCGCTTAATAACTGGCAACAAGATTTTCCTTCTGCTGGCTTGCAAAAGGAATACCACAGAATAACTCCAGCATTTTAGAAAATCGGGCAAACGCATTAACAGAAAGAGGGGGAAAACATGGAAAACAAGAATTTTAAGTTTAGTCGCCCTCCTATCCCAAATTTAAACTCGCGGCCTTCTGCTGATAGTTTTAACGAGCTTCCGGCAGAGGTACGGCTTTTTAAAGATACCTACATACAGGAAAGACGAGTTTTGGAACGTTTTAGACAGGGTAGCAGTGTGAGTGTTTACCAACCTGCTTCAAGTTTAGATGGGAAATCTAAATTTGATTCGTTGGAAGAAAGAAAAACTACAAATCAATGGCAAGCTGTGCATAAAAAGCTAGGGCTGCTTCAGCATTTAAAGCCAACAAATTATGTACGCATTCTTTTTTATATCTTGAGAGGCAGCGCACTGACCGTACCTACTTTGAATCAGTTAGCTGCCCCTAAAACAATTGAAATGGTTCTTGATAGTTTTCAAAAAATAGAAGATGATTTACGCTGGCAGTTCATTGCAGAGAGCCAGCGAATCAAAACGGCTATCGTAATTTACCAAAAAGGCGATGGTTACTCGTTGAGCTTGGCTGTTTACTATGCACTGGCGGACAATAGGCTAGAATTGTCTCCGTTATTTAAATATTGTATTGCTACTTCTACCTGCGAGCGTCTTCTGCAAAGCGATAAAAAAGACCCACACATTAAAAAGTTAAATAAAATAGCGAAACAATTTGAATTTTTGGCGGCGATGGATTACACTCTTTTTCCCCAACTTTATACTGCGGTGCTGGGGAAGATAATTCCAGCGGATTTTTGTGTAGCGGCGGCTGGTATAGTATCGGCTGCTCGGTGACGATAAAGTAATTTTGTGCTAGAAAGGATGCACATGCCAACCAACCGACAAGACAGTCGGCTGTCAGCTGCTCATCTGCGTTTATTTGTTGCAATTCTAATACAGAATGAAACAATATTTGCGCATTTTAAAAACAAGCTGACTGTCGCTCATTTTTCCGAAGAAAGCTATCAACTGCTTTATCGGGTGTTATTAAATTTTTATACTGAAAATAATAATTTGCCTAGTTTTGCCGAAATATGGGCAGATCTAGAATCAATGTTTGAGCAAGACTCTGAAATTATTTCTGACGAGAATCGTGAAGAACTTGAAGATTTTTTATATTATGCGGCAGACCCAGACGTCTTTAGTGGGGCGCCTGCTCAAGATAAGAAGTTAGAAAACTTTGCTTTTAAGGCAGGGAAGCGTGTGCTTTTACAGGCACATTCTCGTGATTTACAATTAGCTTTACAACAAGGCGTAAAGTTGGAAGATTTGCCTTTTGTTTTGCAGCAATCCCAGTTGGAACTGGAGATTCTGAAGACGATGGGTGTTAAGAACAAGAGTGCTTTAACTTTTGATCATAATTGGGATAAACGCGATCCTAAAATTATTCGTACCACAGGTATCGGTTTTTTAGACAAGTATCTTAATGGCGGTACTTCCGCGGGTGAAGTGTACGGGCTTATGGCTCCGTACGGTACTTGCAAAACGACTTTGGCTGTTATGTTATGGTGCACGGCGGCACGCCATTGCTACGAAGAAACGCTAAATGGGGCTACGGGCAAGCATGGTATTTCCGTTTTAGTTACTTACGAAGCACCTAAGTCTCCTGAGCTTTTGCACCGTGCTTTAATGTACGCAGCAAGAGTTAGTCGTCAAAGTTTAGATAAAATGGGGGCGGATGGGCTGAGTGCACTGCTTAACGATCCGACAGCTCCTTTGGATTACGAACGAAAGCGATTTGCAAAAGAGATTGCCGATGGCGTATTTGAGCCGGAACAAGTTAGGGTAGAAAAGTCTATAGCTTGGTTAAACAAGCATACTTTGTGTTTAGATTTTTCTGGCAGCGACGTCGAATTTCCCACAGCTGGCACAGGCGGCATTGCTGAGATTGTTCATCGCATTAAACTGGAGCTTAGGGCTCGTGATTCTTCTTGTTATTTGCATAGTGTAATCGTGGATTATCTTGGGTTGATGGTAGACCGGGATATAACATTAGCAACAAAAGCAGGTTCGAAAGACGAAGATCATAAGACATATTCAACTGCTGTTTCCAGACTTGGGAATGAACTTTGCAAACCATTTAAATGCCACAGTTGGGTTTTTCACCAGCTTAGCGGTCTGGCTAATTCAATGCTTAGTCCTACGAAAGTTTTGCACCATACTGATGCACAAGGCAGCAAAAGCTTTGGTGCCAATCTAGATTTTTCTTTTGTAATAGGTAATCTGAACGCAGATTCAATGGGACAGATCGCCTGCACAAAGCACAGGCGTAACCGTAGAATGATTCCCAGCATTATACGGGTAGACGGTGAATTTAATTTGGTGACGGCACCTGACAATTATCACATAGATAGTCGGGGAGAAATCGTAGAAAAATCTACTTTATCAGACGCAGGTGGCGGCGGAAATGTCAGTTCGCATGGTGACATTCCAGCTCAACTGAGTTTGCCAGTTGCAGCCGGCTCTGAAAACATAGACATGGATGAATACTAATTTACAACATTAACGAGGAGCCAATGGACAATGCTGAAAAGAACGCATTAAATCGTGCTTTGTTTCGTAGGTGTAAAGCCGTTTTTGGTAATGTGCGTATTGCACATTCCGGAGAAAAACAATTACGAAAATCAAGTGTTGATTTGATCACGGGAAAACCGATAGAAGTGATTACACATTCTGGTGAATACTATGCCGTATGCTGCCCTTTTTGTAACGATACTCGCTTTCGTTGTTACATAAATCACAGATACGGCACAGATAATAGTTGGGGTCGCCCTCAATTAAATCTTGCTATCTGTTTTAACGGAGGTTGTCCCCTCTCGCTTAAGGAGGCGGAGACTTATCAAAAGTTAGAACAAATGCTGGTAGGTCATCACTTACTAGATTTACGCAAGGTTCAAATAAAGGAAGGAAAACCAGTTGATTTAACTAAAATAAGAACAAGTTGGCCGGGTAAAGTTACTCGAATTGATAAACTGCCTTCCAGTCACGAAGCCAACCTGTATCTAGAAAGTCGAGGTTTTGACCCCGAGAAGATTGGTAGGTTTTACAATGTGCATTGGTGTTACGAAAGCGATAAGTACATTTGTAGAAATCGATTAATTATTCCCATTTATCACGACATGCAGATGGTTGGTTGGCAAGCTAGGGCTGCTTTTGAAACAGATTGGAAAAAATCTAGTTTGCCTAAGTATTACACAGCGCCGGGAACTCCAAAACGAAATATTCTTTACAACTTGGGAAATGCAGAGCAGTACGAAGTAGGTATTATTGTGGAAGGTGTAACGGATGTTTGGCGTGTAGGGCCGCAAGCTGTATGTACTCTCGGTGCTAGCTTAACGGCAGGGCAACAAACTTTGTTTAGGCAACGTTTTAAAGATTATGCGGGAGTATTGGTTTTTGACCCGGATGTTAAAGACAAACTCGCATTAAAAGTAAAAGAGATAGAAACAGATTTGAACGAACATTTAAAATCCGGATTTTGCAGCGTGCAACTTCCTACCGGTACTGACCCTGGTTCCTTAGACCGAGCAATGCTTCGTGAGTATATTACAAAGCAGGCAAAGGATAAGGGCGTAATTATTTCTTGGAGGAAAAGGTAGAAATGGTACATCGCAAGATAAAGATAAAAGGAAATACAATTGCTTCCGTTACTTCAATTTCCTCCGTGGCTGTCGAGAAAGTACACAAACAGCGGTTATACGCGGTGCAAAAAAATGGAGCAATATACCCTTTAGACGCCCCTGGGTTACCTGCGTTACCGCCTAATTCTGCATTTCTTCGTCATGCTTTAGCATTAGGCGACATAGAGTCTAAACTGGTAGAAGAAACAAAAGAAAACGCAGAGGGTAAAAAAATCAAAGAACGCCGGTTAATCTACGGCGATGAGTTAATGCAACTGGTTCAGTCGGCGCTACGAATTACGCCTTTCACTCTAGGTGTCGAGATCGGACCTCACTATTACAAAGAAGCAGAGTTTGTCCTTGGTCATTTGCAGGGGGCAGCCACTGCAACTGGACCAGTGCCCGCCGACGTAATGATTATCGGGCGTAATCCTTGGGTAGAAGAAGTCAAAGCGGCAAGGTGTATGGAGGGGGCAGACGGCCAACTGCTAATCGAAACATTTCGTAAATTAAAAGCACTCGATTTAGCTAAATTCTATTTAACAAATTTAGTTAAATTTAGACCTCCAGATTGGAAGGTTAATTTAAAAGCGGTGTGGATAAAAGATTGTATGCATTTGCTGTATCAAGAAATAAAGATCGTACAGCCTAAATACATTCTTTGTTTAGGGGCAGACGTCAGTAAAGCTTTGCTTGGGGGTAAAGCGGGTGTAACCGAAATGGAAGGTAGGATAGAAAAGATAAAGTACAATACTGCGTTCATAGGTAGAGACCAAGAACAGTGTTGGAAAGAAGCACAAGTTATGACTGTAGTACATCCACGCCAAGTTATTCGAGACCAGTCGGCAGGAAGGCAGCTGGAGAATGGAATAGCCCGATTCGTGGCTTTAACAAAAGGAGTTGTAACCGGTTCTTCTGAAACAATAGATCACAGGGTAGTCGATAACCACTGGGATCTGTTGCAGCAGCTTATCAGCGTCGAGTACGACACAGACAAAAGAGATAATGTAATTGCAGTTGATGCAGAATGGCACGGTAAGCACCCAATTAATAAAAATGCTTATATGCGAACGATGCAGCTATCTTGGTGTGAAAAGAAAGCACTTGGCATTAAGTTTCACGAGGCGGGCGGGGAAATGGCAGTTGGCTTCGCTTCAGGTATGCCTAGGCAGCTACTCCAAAAAACGCTAAAACTTTTAAATGTTTTCTTTCTTGGTGGTGTCTTTAAATACAAAGATGCAGAAGAAGTTAAAGAAATTAAGTTTAGGCGCAAACGGGTTATTGGTCATTTCTTTAACGCAGATTTGGAGTGGTTGTTAGATTACGGTATTAACATCCAAGATTGTTTTTCTTGCCGGTTGTATGACTACGAGATGAAACCAGAAAATGTCGATAAGAAGTTGTTCAAGGCGTACCAAAGCGAAGGGTTTAAAGCGGAAGAAATTGTGCCGGCGTGGTATCGTACTAAGTTTGAAGGAGGGGCAGACACAGGGTTAATGGCCCACGCTATTGAAGAAACAGCCAGTTATAAACTGGAAACTTTGGCGATGCGCTACACGGCAGCTCCAAGATACGATCGGGAGCTGCAGCGGTGGAAAGTATCTTACTGTAAGATTCAAGGGATAACGAATTCCGATTTAGAGGGGTATGGCGAATGCCCTGACGATATCTTGTTGCCTTATGGTATGTACGATGCCGATGTTACCTTGCGCCTTTTTTACAGATTGTCAGTATTATTGGACGAGGATTACGAGGGCAATAACTGTCGGGAAGCTTTTTGGGAGTCTCAAATTGCAACTCCTGCTGTGCTGGAAATACATCGTAATGGTATTACCGTAGACAAAGAACGAATTGATTTTTTAACTAAAAGTTTTATGCAGGCTAAAGCTGCGCTAGAAATTAACTTGCGTGAAAAAATTCGCTGGCCTACCTTCAATCTCAGGTCTACGCAGCATGTTCGAGAATTACTTTACGGGCACGCACTCAATGGGCATAAAGATAAAAAAACCGGAGAAATGCTTAGGCTACGCCCGCCCGATGCCGTCAGTTTAAATCTTGAACCATTATTTGACACAGGCAAACCACCTAAAGCATGGGGTGAGATTAAAAGGGGAGGAAGAATGAATGAACATTCCCCCTCTACTAACAAATTAATTTTATCTTTGCTGGCCCAGTCGGCGGCTACAGAGACTAAAGCTAAATTAATAAATCAATTAAGAGACTATCGTTTTTTAGACCAAGTGCTTAAAACGGTACTTCATCCGCCTGACGAGGATGGTCCCACCGGTGAATCAATCTACAACGAGGAGGGTAATTTAGAATATTCTGACGGGCTTGCTTCTCTTTGCTGTGACGATGGCAAAGTGCGTACTCATGTTTACCAAACCAAGGAAACCGGAAGGTGGTCCAGTGCTCGCCCCAACTTGCAAAATATCAGCAAACAGCGAGACCCGGACTACAAGAGATTGCTTGGGGAGGAAAACTATAAATACAGTTTGCGCAGTATTTTAAAAGCTTCACCTGGTCATGTGCTTGTGGAAGCGGATTATGTTGGGGCGGAACTATTTGGCATGGCGGTGATGGCTGGTGACGAGAATATGATTAAGCATGCGTTAAGAAACCAGCTACCTGAGTCCCACCCGGAATACTACGATATACACAGCAATGTGGCATGCTATGCGTTTAAACTAGCTTGTCCTCCAACAAAAAGTGGGTTAGCTGCTATAGGTAAAAAAAATCTTAGAATGGTGGCCAAATCTGTGATTTTTGGGATCGCGTACGGTAGGGGAGCTAATGCGATTGCGATAGCGGCAAAAGAGCAGGGCATTGATATTAGCTTAGAGGAAGCCCGCAAACTTATTGATGCAATTTTTACCATGTATCCAAGGCTTCATCCATTTTTTTATGAATGTGTTGCGCGTGCTACTGGGGAATACATTGACCCAGTAACTGGCAGCAAAGTTGCAGCCCGCTATTTGTGTAATTGTTATGGTAGATTTCGGCGCTTCCCGGCTTCAAATAACGATACAGCATTAGCTGCGGAATTTGGAAGGCAGGCTATGAATTATCCAATTCAATCAATGATTGCCTCTGCAGTTAGCCGTGCGTTGGCCCATATTCACACCTATAAAGCGAAGCAGCTGTGTGCTGGTGTGGACATGTTTAAAATTCTGCTGCAGATTCACGATGCTGTACTTCTTGAAGTTCCTTACCGGTATGTTAAGCATGTATGTGAATGGGTGCTACCGAAGTTTATGCGTGATGCGGTTCCTATCTATCCTTCTAGTTTAGATGGCGTGCCAACTGGTGCTGGTCCGTATTATCTAGGCATCGAAGTGGAGGTGATGAAACACTGGGGGGAAGGGCTAAAAGAAAGTGAAGCGCTTGAGTTAGATCTTCCCACCGGGATAGGCGGAGTGGAAAGCTGTGTTGTAAATTACAGCAAGGCTAATAAAATATAAAGAGCAAGGTAATGTTTGTAGGTAGCACCGGGGTGGGTTGCAATTAGGTTTACGCGGCTAACCCAGCTTAGCCACGGTATTAAAAGCGATGAGGCGGGCATAGCCGCTCGTTATACCCTATCAGTACTGTGCTATTCTGTCGCAAAGGCAGAGAAAGGAGAACGCAGTGAGACCTCAAAACATTTTGTTAGACTAGGGTATGCCTTATGGAGAATGCCAGTGCCTAACATAATATTTTTTTAACATTCCGATATTTTTTGCAATTAAAAATATTGCACAAAAAAATATTCATGGGTACACTACTAAACCTAAAGATCTTCATGAAGAAGATGAAGTTTATCTTGAAAAAGTCAGATCTTTCTACTTAGCGGATTTAATGGATTATCATCCGATAACTGGTTTTGAGCTGCTTGATTGTGTGGTTTGTTTTCAACTTTTGTCGATTGCGGTAATCGACAATGAAATACAAACACATGTTGTTTTTTTGAAAGGTAATTATCAATGCGTAAGCAAAGAAGTTTAGTTCCTCGGACTATGGCATCGATCACTCGTCAGATGGATCCGACAAAAGACGACGTCGGTAGGCGGGGTATCCCAGCCGGGAACATCTGTATTAACTCAAATCTAACTAATGTCAGACTTGAAGGTTTACGGTCCTATACTGGGGGCAGAACAGTGTTGCGGGTATGGCCGATGTTGGATCCTGAAGACCCAAGTAACAAGCTGCTAAACGGGAGAATATCTCCATATGATATGTCGGGTCTTGGCGGTATGTCAATTTCGGAACCGGCGTATTGTGCGTCATACGCAGGTATAAAGAAGGACACTCTTCACTTTGGAGGTTCTGGGGATTTTGTTCCATGTAGCTACATCATAGCTAGAAATAAAAACTCAGTATGTGAGGGTGTTACATTTTGGGATGAGCCGTATGTAAAACTGTACATGACAGTTAAAAAAGCGTTCGAGGGAAAAGATTTTGGATATGGTGGTATTTATGACCCGCGCTGGAATAGTCTGATGAGCACAAAAATGCCAGCGCTTGGGGCATTTAGACAACAATATTTTGTTGTTGCTAGTGTTTACGAGAACGGCCAAAACCTTGATCTTGTCCGCGAGCATATTGCGTATAAGCAGCAAGGGAAAGATATCACGAAAGACATACCTAGAAACGGTGTGCCGTTGGGGGAGGACGAGAAAGATTCTTTGGTAGTCGTGCCATTGTCCGTGTCCGCCGGTAGGAATATGCTAAAGTTATGCTGCATTGAAAAAGCGGATTGGACTGGGGATGAAAATGCAAACCCCTCCATTATGTACAAGTATGGTGATCCTACTGGAATCTATGATGCAAAAACTAACACCGTTAAAGGTGGATTGTTTTTCACTATTTATAACCCAACTAAGGAAACAATAGATAAACACACCTCCTATTCCGGCGGGGGCAGCAAGGCTGCGGTTGAGTACGAAGTAGCTGTCAGCACTAAATACGTAGGGCCGAATGGAACAATTCTTACTGATCTAAACAGTCAACAAGTTGACAATGTTTTAAGTAAGAATGTGTTCTTGTGGAAAGAGAACGCAAGTGATCCTTCTGACTCCTATTTGCTGCATGAGCCAACGATGGAGGAAAGGTGCGTGTTGATTGCAAGGGCATTTCGCCAAGTACCAAAACTTCTTGAGTTTGGCTGGATGAGCCACCCGGAGTATCTAAATTACGAAGCAGTAGCTACCATACTTAACCGCAAAGTAACCTCGGTGGTTACCCCTGTGGAAGAGGAAGACAGCGAGGATGAAATGTCGTCAAAACCACAGGCTCCTGTGGCTAAGACAAAAGTGATTGCAGCTAAGGCGGGTGTTTCCAACAGCCCCAACCGAAGTAAATCACTTAGTGACAAAAAGACTTCGGCTGAACTCGCAGATGAATTCGACGCTGAATTCGACGAGGAAAAGTTGGAAAACAAGGAGACGGACGATGAATTTGATGAAACCCCTGCCGAGAATGTCAAAGTCGGCAAAAGCAAGCTCAAAAGCAAAGACGACTTCGATGACGAAGAAATCGACGAAGACGAGCTTGAAGACACCAAAGAAGACGAGTCCGAAGAAGACGAGTCCGAAGACGAGTCCGAAGAAGACGAGTCCGAAGAAGACGAGTCCAAAGATTTCAAAGCCGACGAAGCGCTAACGAGCCAGCTGAATAACAGTTTGGCACGTGCAAAAGCGGTGGCACGAAGCCGTAAACGAAGTTCGCCTGAAGAAGAAATGAATGAAATTCATATCCCTTCGCCGGCTAAGAAAAAGCGTTCTCGTTAATTGGCAACAATGTTAATTTAATTAAGAGTGGAGGTAATATTCCACTCTTATGTTTTAAAGGAAGGAATAATTATGCTAGACGATACGGACGACTTGGCTGAATCAATTCTAAATCCACCCGAAAAAGCTAAAAAAAATTTAAAAAACGAGGCAAAAGAAAAACCGGTTGAAACTACAGAACCTAAGAAAAAAACCGCAAGCCTATCCGGAGGAGTTAAGCTAACTAACAAGACTAAAAGTAGTGTACGCTCTCGTTGGTCAGAGGAAAATAGCGGGGAAAGCCGTGACTCTATGATGATCAAGTTACGATCAAATGCCAGAGATAAATTTGGAGCGGATCGAGTGTTCGTCACGCGAGAAGACTTGGGTAAGCTTGCAATTGGTATTCCAACTCCTTCATTGGCGTTTGAATATTTAGTCGCAAATGATGTATTTCCTTTAGCTAGCGTCGTAATGCTTGCAGGCAGCTGGGGCAGCTGTAAGTCGGCGTTGTCCTATGAGTTTTTTCGGTGGTTTTACGAGCAGAAAGGAATGGCAATACACATTGACACAGAAGATAAATTCGATGCCGATTTTGCATGCGATATTATGCGGGTAGGCCAGAATGTAGTGCCATTCATATCCAATCGGGCGAATTCCCTAGAAAACATGCAAAAAATTCTTACATTTCATTTGGGAGAAATGCAGTCGCTGCTCTTGGGTACGGCGGCTGACCCGGGCCCGGGTAAAACTAGACCAGTTTGTTTTTGTATTGACAGCCTTGCGGGTGCAACCTCGGAGGAAATTCAAGAAAAAATTATTAAAGAAGGTAGTGCGGGCCGAACTCATCCTGTTAATGCTTTAAAAAATACTATTTATTTATCCGGCATTAAAAAGGAATTTGAAAATTGGCCCTTTACTTTATTGATCGTAAATCATCTAAAAGAAAAGTTAGACGACAGAGGTAACGCGCATCAGTACACATTAGGGGGTCAAAGTTATAACTTTCACGAAAGTTTAGAGTTGAGAAATTCGATCTGGAGAACAAAGTTTAAAAATCAACAATTTGAAGGATTAGGAGTTAAAATACAATGTGCTAAAAATTCATTTGGGCCCACGGGGCGTTCGCTTAAGACGAGGTTCCTGTGGTGGATTGAAGATGACCCTATAACAGGAAGTCCTCGCGATGTGTTTTTGTGGGATTGGAATTGGGCACTCTGCACTTTACTGAATGAAATGGATGGCATGCACAAAAATAGGTTGACCGACCGTGACTTAACCATTAAATGCAAATCACCAGCAGCTGATGTCGAATGTCTGGCAAACTTTAGAGCGGTGGGGATGGGTAAAGATGAATATCTGCCTTTTCAGGAAGTCGGACAGCTTATCCAAGACAATCCTAAAGTGTGCGACAGCATTAGAGATGCCTTAAACATAAAACGGAGATATCGGCTCGATAAGCCATACGATACAATTGTCGAAGAGCACGTAAAGTCCTTGGAGTAACCTATGGCCAAGAAAGTAAATCCATTGCACCCTTTGTTAAGCAAAATCGCCAAGTTTGAACAAGGCGATGTGCAGGGTAAACAATGGGAATCAAGTCGAGTCGAGTGGACGCTACGAAGGTTAAAGTTAGAACAAAAAAGAAAGGAAATTTTACAAAATGCGGTAGGTTCAAAATATTCTTTTGAAGCCTTTAATCAGATAGCTAATTTTCCGATGTATCTGTTTGCGGAACCTCTAATAGGTGCTCCGCCAATTCATCGTGATCCTAAATCTATTCACCCGTTTTGGTTTAAAGCTTTTCGCGGTCTACCCATTGTGGAGCGTTACGAAGAGCAACTCGAGGCTATGCTGGAGAAATATACAGATCGTCCAATCGGTATGGTTTTTCCTAGGAAAGGTTTTTTAGAGGGACTCTTAATTCACAACGGGAGCTGGGAAATGTTTGCCCCGTTTCAGGCCGGCACTCATGTGTTTAGAAGTAGCAGGGAAAAAGCGGCGACGCTGACTGTGCAACCGTACAGCGGGTTTGTCGATCACGTGCGAGATGTTCTTGCATGGTACGATTAGTTTTAAAATCTAGATTTTAAGGAAAATAACATGAATGAGCTAATTTCACTGTCAAATCAAAAAGAAAATAAAGAAGGTATTTTTCTTGCTATGGATAAAGTAACGCAAGCAATTGCGTTAGAGGGAGCAAAGAAAATGCAAACTGGATTTCAAGTTACGCTGTTAGTTCAATACGACCTTGGCACTATTATTAATGAACTGTTTAGCGTGGAGCATATAAATGAAGTACAAAGGAAGCAGGAAATAAAAAAGTTAGCAACTTATTGGAATTTATCCAATTTAAACATCATTTACGACCTGGTGAATGTGTCAACTTCTTTCACGCGTGACTTCATAAAGGCGCAGGTTGAGGAGCAGATGACGAATGGTAATTTTCTAAGCTGGAACCATTTTAAAGAATTGCAAAAAATTGGCAGCGAGAAGAGACAATTACTTCTGCTCAAGCAGGTACGAAGACATTGCTGGTCGGCTAACGAACTTTCCTTGGAGATGCAAGGCAACAAGGAAGCCGAAATTAAGCGGGTGGGTGGACGAAAACCAAAATTGCCAAAGACACCAGTGGCGATGTTGCAAAAAATTTACACAACTGTACAGCAAACTGACAATTATCTAGAGGCGATGGCCGAACCTTTATCGGGCATGTTTTTAGAAATCGCTCCTAGTGATGTGTCAGAACAGTTCGTGTGTAACATTGAAAACACCATGGCTAGAATTACTAACGCACGAAATCAGCTTTCAAACACATTTGACGCGCTTTCGACTGTTTTAACTCGTTCAAAGGTGGTTTTGTCCCAGCAGGTTAAACCGGTTGGAACGGCGTCCGCCGCTAAAAAATCAGTTACTTTGCCTGATATGCCACAAGTGGCTGTATCGTCGCCTGCGGTTGTTTTACCTGCGACAAGAAGACAGTTAAAAAATCGGTCTGGCCTCTAACTTGGTTTAACCCAGAAGCCCGCAGTTGTATTACTGCGGGCTTTTTTTTAACTATTACGCAAAGAGTTCATCTATGTTTTCAATCTGTGCAATTTTTTATGGCGATTATTTGGCATTAGCCGAGAAGTTGTTAACATCTTTAAAGATTACGGCACATATTCAAGACGTTAGGCTTGGTTTAAACGCAGTTAGCCCGCAAGTTCGAAATTATGTGAATAGCTGGGCGTTGCAACAAATGTCGGCATACCCCGTGTATATTTACGAAGACGAGTGCAGCAATAATTTAGGTAAGTACCCGCTAATGCGCCAAATGTTTAAAGATAAAAAATTAGCAGCAAAGATCATGTGGTTTGACGATGACAGTTTTTTAGACGAAGTTTCTGTCGATTGGTGGGATACGGCTTTGATGCTTGGGCAACAATATACACAGGTTGGGGCATTGCACAGCATCGGACAAAAGCGGAAACAATATGAAGGCATCGCACAGCAATCTTGGTTTACAGGAAAACCAGTTAATGGGTACCATCGTTATAAGTTCGCCACGGGAGGCTGGTGGATTGCGGATACAGATTTTTTAACTAAATGGGATTATCCTTTTGTCGTGCTACACCACAATGGGGGAGATTCTATACTGGGCGAATTGATAAGGCAGCAAGGAGGCAGTTTAGGGGAATTTTCTGCCGGTGTACAGTGTCATTGCGAAGGTTGTCTTAAAAATAAAATAAAGTTAAATTCAGTAGTTAGAATCAACGTGGGCGGTAGGAAGGGTAGGCGCGGGCTGGGTACCCTTGTCGAGCACTACCCTTGGGAAGATGGAAATGCAAATTCACCGATTAATTATCAAACATTTGGTCTAAAAATAGCCAGATATGTCAGCTGTAATAAGGAAAAAATATGAGCACGATGGAAAAGCATCCTCCGTTGCCGGGATTGTCAATTAAGCGGATTCTGGCACACAGAGATAAGTTAGTAAGTAAGTTAGTTTCGTTTGTAGGCGGAAAGCTAGAAGGCGCTCTATTCCATTCTTTTGTGGATAGTCTTCACGAGGCCTTGCCTGACGATATTCTTAAAACTACAGTACACAATAGCATTAAAAATTTGCTAACTGAAGAATTAACGCAAGCGCTACTGTTGGAAACTTGTTGGCGGATGGCTGGTAATATCCCTACTTTAATGAGACACCGTCCTGCCACTAGGTGGTTGTTTCAAAGTGATTTTGAATGGATACCTGCTAGCGTATCTGCTGTTTTTACTTTTAAACAGCATAAACAATTAGTAAATACATTTACTTTTCAAAGTTTAGCTGGAACTTTAGTTCCTAGAAAATTAATGCAAACATGGTCTTTAAAAAAAACACATTATCTGGCAACTTATCGAAACGAAAAAGGTCTTGGATTTGGGTTTTGTCGTTCACACATAAACTCAAGAGGAGAACAGCGCAATAAAAATTTATTTTCGAATGTGCAGCAGTTTTATGGGTTGCAATGTTTTTTACTGATTGACCCAGAACGATCGCAGCAGGATCCTTTTATAGTAGAAATTGGGCATAGCTATGCTACAGTGTTACATAATCGGAAGTTGATCGCATCCAGAGATAGGCAACAGACACCTTGTTTGAAAGGATTTCCTGAAACACATGAATGTTTTTGTTGCCCTTATGGCGTGGATAGGTGTGAGCTAGCCACGCATAATTTGACTTATATTAAAAGCAAATGTAAATGTTGTGAAAAGTTAAGTTTCTTAAATACAGAAGAAACGGATTATCTTGGATTTTGCACGGTGTGTGCTACCACTAAAAGGATGTTATGACGCTACAAGCACGGATGAACGCAGACGATCGCAGACTTTATAACCCTAGTCGGGATGTTGCTCATAACTTTCAACAAGTTATGGAACTAGTAGCAGCCCGGCTTGAGGATCAGAGTTGGCCGGAGCTAGCTGCAATATTGCAGCATGAGAAAGTAAGCATGGATGATTTAGGAGAAGCTTGTGCTTGCTACTGCAATTACATAGCTAGTGCCGCAACTTCTCCTACTTTAGTCATGGTTGCTAGTTTAGAGCAAAGCGGATTTTTTAATTGCAAACCCGGGGCACAGGTAGCCGTGTTGGCTATGATTGGGACATGTTACGCTGGAATTCAATATGCTGGGGTGAGAGAAGCTACAATTGCGGGCGAAGGCCCGTTACAAACTGTGGGTGACCTGGTTAGAAGTGCTGAAAAGTTGCGTAGTTACATTGGTGTACCCAAATGGAAACGCTGGTTGCGCAAATGGAAGATTCGATTAAAAGATATTTTTGTGGTTTTATCCAAGTAAGGAAATGATTATAAATGATTATTAACGCATGGGGATCGGAGTTTACGGCAAAGTACGGGGACACTTTACCTAGAAGTTATTTGTGTTTCGACACGGAGTTTACGGGCAGCAGTGAAGAGACTGATTTGATTGTGGAGATTGGACACACTCTGGTCGAAGATGGTAAAGTTGTAGACCAACTAAGCCTCATCTTAAATTGGTACGAGCATCCATCTATCTCGAGAAGTTGGTTGGATTACAAGCTAAATATGATGCGATCGGTCATAGGGGAAGGTTGGCGGTTAATGCCAGACAGGGTGCAGAAAGAAGGTATAGACCCTATGCAAGTGTTGCAATTTTATTACAAGTTGTTTCAAACTTGGAAAAATAGGAGTTTGCCGTTTGTGGCACAAAACGGGCAAAATGCCGACGAGCGCTTGCTTCGAGGTAACTTTAATCGTTTTTTAAACAAAAACTTTGAATTGCCTCCTGACAATTACTTCGATACTGGTGGCATTTATAAAGCCACACAGGTCTGGGAGTCGTCTAATCCAAATTGTACTAATCTGCGTATGGCTATGCTCCCGCATAGATCAGATAACTTAAAAAGCTATTTTAACCGAGTAATTGGTACAAGAGTAGTGGGGATTAAATGGTCTTTAGCTTTAATTATGGAGCAATATGGGTTAATGGCTAAGCACAATGTTTCTTTAGATCAAATGCACAGTGCCGGATTTGATTCGTTATGTCTGCATTGGATTATGGAAGAGTTTAGAGAACAGATACAAAACAAGATGGATTTAAAATCTAAATCTGTAATTGCTACAAACACACAACTTGTTCCGGTGTCTGCCGGTGAAAAACGGCGGCAACGCTTACTGTAGAAAGGAAGATAAAATGGCGAAGCGTAAAAACTCACGGCAAAAGGGGGCGGTTGGCGAACGAGAATTGGCAGCAGAGTTAAATCGTTTATTTGGCACAACAGCTAGAAGAGGGCAGCAGTATAGCGGGCTAGAGGGTGAAGACGTTGTTGGGCTGGGTAATATACACATAGAAAGCAAACGGGTGGAAAAATTAAATATTTATGACGCGGTAGAGCAAGCCGTTACGGATGCAAAATCCATCAAGATACCCGCAGTTTTTCACCGAAGAAACCATAAACCTTGGTTAGTTACGGTGCGCTTGGATGACATAGAAGCTTTTGCTGCCGCACTTCAAGAAGTGTTATCTAGGCGAATTGTGTTGCCACCAGCATCGGTTTCTTAGTTTATTTTAAATTCCAGATTTTAGAAAGGATTACAATGTCAGAAGAAAATATCGATCAACCAGTTAAAGAAGTTGATCCTGAGTTCGTCAAAGACATAGAACTAGTAGCAGATGTGGCTAATCACTTAGCCAGAAACAATTCTGATTTTAAGCAGGTGATTGCAAGTATGCTTGCGGCTAGACAGCTGTATGGTATGTGTCTGTTTGAGTTAGAGTGGCTTTGCCACCATACTGACTTTTCTAAAATTGGTGAGACCATCCCGATTACAACTGAGTCTATGACCGAGCAGCAACAGATTATGTTTAAAGAAGTACTAATTAATGCCGCAGCAATGCAGGCACAGCAACCTTTCGACGAAAAGGTATTGTTTGATGGTATGACCAATACTGTTTTCCCTTGGATGCGGGCTGTAGTCACCAAGCATAGTGCTTGGCAAAATGCAGAGAAAGAAAAACCGAACGAAAAGGAAAATTTATGAACGTATTTGTTAGTTGGGCGACGGTAACACAAGCTGAAGCTGGCTCTGATAATTTTTTTCAACAAGCATTTCCACCAAGTAAGAAGGGTGCTACTACTGTTGCTGCGGATGCTCCTGTACATATTTTGCATAGATCCAAGGTAAAATTATATCTTCCTGAATATTCTGAATATTTAGAAATTAAACAAAAGACGCTTGATGAATTAGATTTAATTAATGCGGATATACTTGCAATTCAATTTGTTATCCCAGCTTTAGAAAAAGTAGTAACTTACCAGTTGGCTAAGCGAGTACCGGGCGATAATAGATTATCAGTAAGTTTGGCAGCTAGGTCCTTTTTATTAAACACTTTTTCCGGCGAATGGGATAACGAAAACAATTCCAAACGTGTCGTATTTATAGGTTTAGCCGGTTTAAAGGGTTTTATGCAAAAATTTGCTTATGCCTGTGCTGTGTTGGGTCAAGCTCTCCCTTTAAGTTTATGGCGCAACAATTCGCAAATAATTGAGCTTATAGACCAATTACCGGCAGCGGGTTTTATTAACGCTTGTGCTAATAATGCAAAACTGACAGATGCTGGCGTAGAATATTACAAATTAGTCGAAGAGTTTGAAACGGTGGGAATAGGGGCTAGTGCGGCACGAGACAGCTCAATATTACTGGCTATCGCGTTTAAACTAGGATTTGGCGGTTAAATATGGATAAGTTTCCCAGGCCAGAAAATGATAAATTTTATGAATTTAAGCCATTTCGTGTACCGAAATACCGAGTAGAATTTCAACGAGCAGTCAAGCTCGAAGATGTTCCAGGTTATGTTTGGTACACTCCTGCTGCTTTATACCTGTGGGGAAGATACAGTGAAAACAATTTGGCGGATTTAGTACAGCGCCATAGTTTGCAAATATTCTGGTACAAGTTCGATAAACCAATTTTCAATGGATTTATTGTTAATGCCGACCCCAGCTGGAATCACACACTGTGGGCAGTGCGGGCGGATCAGTGGGATAAGTTCGTAGATGGAATTCTAGAAACGGTTCAATTTGATATTCCAAACGCAAAACTTTATCAATATGCTTTGCAGCAATTAACCATATACGATCCTTTGTCCGTAGATGTACAAAGGATCGTATCTAGTGCTACAGCTATTGTGAAAATTAATGCTTTTGCCGTGCTAAGTAACGAGCAACAATATGCGTTTGATACTCGTAAAAAAGATGTGCAATTAATCCCCTATATTTCTAGTTTCAAACCTAACCCTCTACATGTGTCAGCTGCTCGCCAGTTATTTTCTTCTGCCAATATGACGCAAGATAAAGCATTTAGTCGGTATAAAGAAATTTTAACAAGTGAGCAGGATTCAGCTTATCAACAAAAAAACTTAAAAGGAAATAAACGATGAGTAAGGACAAGCCCGCAAATAACGAAAAATGGAAAGCGTACAGAGCAGCTATCCCGGGGTTGGAGGCCAGGCTAAAGCCTAAGCTTACTGTGCCTTCTGACGGCGATTTAGAATACAATTTATGCGTGGATAAGGTGCCTTCTGACATACGGGCACAGATGCGAGATATCAAACAAGAAAGCGGGGAACACAAATGGGGGGAAAGTATTCAACATCATTGGTGTTTATGTGACATGCAAGAAGGTGATTTTCCTAGGGTGTATATGTATCCAAATTTGCAAGGGTTGACGGAAGCAATTGCGAAGAGGGAGGGGAAGGAGACAGCTGTTTGGGCTATGTACGGTGTACCGTTGCAGCTGACCAAGCCGATCATTAAATCCAACGGGAATAAACAGCGTTATTTGTTGTTACCTAACCAGATGGCTGTTACTGTAGGCAGCGAGGAGGACTGTGTTTTATTGGAACAAGCGGCATTACCGGCTATAACTTTAGAGGAAACTGGTTGGTTGGGTAATCCTTTATATCTAGAATCACAGCAATTCTATACCCCTGGGTTTGTGGATGATGATCAGTTTGCGGAAGAACAAGACGAAGAGTAGACACTTATAAACTAATTCTTTTTTTAGCTATTGGAGGGCAGTTATGGCAGATAGTTCAGTTAGAGCCGATACACCAGACCCAACGCGTTACCACGTCAACCGCTCTGATATGCCTGGAACTATGATACCTCGGGCGGGAGCGGACGGGCAATCGTTAGGATTTGACCCGAATCGCCCGCAGGCTGTAATAGTAGACCCTGGGGTGGAAGGTGGTGGTTTTGTTTTAGATTTAAAAGCATTAATTGAGTTGAATCCTAATTTTAATGCGGAAGCCAAGCGTAGCGGTGTGGTTGACGATGTTCATTCCTTCTACAAAGGGCTAAGCCGGCAGACTGTAGTGGGAAGAAATATAAATGGCACAGAAAAGGAGCAGTTTATGTCTGAACCGAGCGAACCAACCGAACCAACCGAACCAACCGAACCAACCGAACCAGTAAACTCTAAAATGGGTAAAATGGAGGAGGCGATTAGAGGTTTACTTGATGAGCAATTTCCCAAGTTAGAAAATACAAAAAAGCAGGTTAAAAAGCATAAGTTGGCAACCGAGGCTGCAGTTGCAGCCATGTCTGCTGCGGATTCACAAAATCGTGCGCAGCAAGACCAACTTTTAAATGCTTTAGTTAATAGAGTAAATCGGCTTAGCGGTGGCTCGTCGGAACAAAAAGAAATACCAGATTCAGTTCAAAATGCCTTTTCTAAATTACAAATTCCGTTTCTTTCTGGCATTAAACCAGAACGCCCGCAATATGAAGTCTATTTTGAAATGGCAAAGTTGGGTACAATGTCTGCACGGTATCACGCAGTAATTGCTAGCGATGCCTGCGTCGCATTGATTTACGACACTAGATTTGAAGACGGGTTTCAATATTTACCGCCTAATTTGAGGGAGGAGCAGATCGTGGTTTCTGTGCCTAAAACCAAAGAAACTTATACTTGTTCGTCACTTGGGTTGCATTGGTCGCTTGGTTGTTTGGATGTTGTTATTCTTATTCGTTACAAAGAGGATTAATACGATGGAAAAGAATGGGGCTATCACGGCAAATACACCTAGTTGCGGTAACGGCTGTAATGGCTGTTGTCGTGGGAATTGCAGCTGCAAAGTTAAAAGGGCAAATGCACAAAGTAGTGCGAAGCAGCCTTTGCTATTTCCAGAAACAAAGGAAGCTGCCGACACCATGGAACAGGATCTAATTAAACGGGCAGTTGAAGTAGTTCAAGAAAGAAGTAAACCTACCCACTAGGTGTAGTAGTTTATACTGAGGGAGAACCAGTAATGTCAATGATGTCTGCGGGTAATACTTACTTTAATCAAGGCACCAGCAATACTGGTTTTTCTGACCCTTTTAACGATATTGCCACCTCGCATATGCCGACTACGATGAAAACGGCGTTGTGGTGGTCTGAATACATCTGGACGATGCAGGGTACTTACCGCATGGCGATGGAGCGCATTGTCAGTTATTTTATTACAGAAATTGAAATAGGGGGCGAAGCTAACGACGAAGAAAAAGTTAAGTATTCTGATTTTTTAAAAAACCAATTGCATGTTTTAGATTTTCTTAACCAAGTTATGCGAGATCGTCTTTGTTATGGCAATTCTTTTGCAAGCGTGGTCGTCCCGTTTCGCCGATTTTTACGAAATCCAAAAACTGGTGATATTTATCCGCTTAAATTTGTGTATGAAAATTTTGATTTTAAATTTACAGAAAAGTTTGAATTTGAAGCAACTTGTCCAAAAACAAAATGGCGAGGTCCTTGGGTTGTAGAAGACAAAGCGAGAGAAGAGTCTAAACATTTAATTTTAAAACGCTGGAGCCCTCACGAAATCGAAATTTTGCATGATCCATATACCGATGAAGTTTCATACTTATGGCGCATACCTGAGTACTATAAAAAAATGGTTAAAGATGGGAATCTTTTTCATTTAGAACGGGCAAGTAAGCAAGTTCTTGAAACCATAAGAACGGATAAGTTATTTAGGTTTAATCCTGCTGCTATCTTTCACATGAAAGAACAAACTTTAGCTGGAATACGAAACCTTGGGTGGGGGTTACCCCGAAGTTTAATAAACTATCGTCAAATATGGTATGTGCAAGTTTTGCGCAGATACAACGAAGCTATCGCGTTGGATTATGTGATCCCCTTCCGTTTGATTACACCCGCAGCACGCAGTGGTGGGTCTAATGCGGGTAACATCGCAACGCAAGACCCTATGTCTATTTATTCAGCTGGTGATTTTAGATCACAAGTTAGACAAATGATTAACAGAAGAAGGCGGGATCCAGCTGCGTGGCAGCTTCTGCCTTTCCCTGTTAATTACCAGATTCTTGGCGGAGATGCCAAACAACTGGCACCTACGGAATTGATTCAGCAGGGCACCGAAGAATTGCTGAACGAATGCGGTACCCCTGTTGAATTTTATCAAGGTTCGTTGTCGTTACAAGCCGCGCCTGTTGCTCTTCGTCTTTTTGAAAGCACGCATCGTCAATTAGTAACAGATGCAAACTCTTTCTTGCAGTGGATGTGTAATTCTATTAGCCAAATTATGTCCTGGGAACTTGTGGATTGTAGTTTACAGCGAGTTACTACTGCCGATGATATGCAGAAACAAATGGCTGCATTACAATTAATGATGGGTCAGCAGTTATCCGGTACAACTGGGCTTCGTGCGATGGGATACAGCTGGGATACGGAACAAAAATTGCTTGCTGCTGAGGCAAGTAAGCAGCAAAAAATGCAAGCGAGACAAGCGGAAGAAGCCGAACAGTCTGGATTCGCTGCCCAAATTTCTAAAGGTGTTAATCCAAGTGCGGGTGGTGCCCCTCCTGCAGGTGGGCCTGCAGGTGGTCCTCCTGCCGGTGGCGGTGCCCCACCTGCAGGTGGCGGTGGTGCTCCTCCGTCTGGCGGGGGTGCTACCGCAGGTGGTATCCCAACTCCTGTTACTAACTATTTGCAGTCAATGGGGCCAAACTCTGCTATTACTCCAAATGATCTACAAGCGGCTGCGGAGCAGTTATCTCAAGAATTACTCGGTATACCTGAAGCTATTAAAGATTCTGAACTGCGTAAACTTAAAGCAAATAACCCGACACTGCATTCAGTTGTTCGCACCAAGTTAGACGAAGCACGCAGTAAGCTGCGGCTGCAAGGTGGTGCGATGTTGCAACAACAGATGCAGCAGGGTGGAGGGGGTTAGTTACAATGCTTAAAATTGGTTTTATCTGCCCTATCTATACTGCAGAAGTTTTTGCAAATTATACGCAAAAAGCTTTAGAATCTTTTTTTGCCACTACCCCCGGTGGTACAGCCATCATTGTAAATGACGGGTCGACTGGCTGGAGTAGCGATTACGAACAATCTTTACTCGGTTTAAAAAACAATTACTCTGATGTTTCATTGCATTTGTTAAACTTTCCCCAACTTGGCGGATTAACACGGAGTTGGAATGCGGGGCTGGCTAAAGCGGAGGAACTTGGTTTGGACTACGCCATTGCGGGTAACAACGACATAATATTTTCGAATAACTGGTATGAAGGTATGTTACTGGCGTTAGCTAATGGCTACGAGCTGGTGGGTCCAATCTCTAATGCTCCCGGTATAACTGCCGGAGGTAAACAAAATGTTGAGCTATATTCGCCCGACTATACCCTTACCGATAATTTAGATGAGGTGAATAAAGTTGCGGAACACGTACATAAAACTTATTTTGGTAAAACAATAGAAAGCAAAGTTAATGGATTTTTTTTAATGGCGACTTTAAAGTCGTGGATAAAAGGAAAATTTGACGAACATAATTTTTTCAGACCTAAAAATTCGCATTACTCCACGGGATGGCTTAACCCGACACCGTTAATGACAGCAAATGAAGACGAGCTACAAGGGCGATGGGCTGAAAAAGATATGAAATCAGGTATCGTTTTAAGCACATTTATATTTCATTATCGATCTGTCTCCCGAGGTAATGGCTATAAGCTAGGAAAATGGTATCGGCAAGCATGAGCAAAATATTAGTTTACAGCTGTGTCGCTGGAAATTACGATGATGTTACGAAGGGATTGTTATCTTCGCTCGCACCGGCAGAGCACGATGTTTCGTATGTCTTATACACAGACCAGCCAATTAAAGATTCAATAAAAATAAGTCAAGACTGTTTTCATTACCAAGCACCTGGAGGTAATATTACTTGGCAAATACGCCCTTTGGTGTGGGAACATCCTCTGTGTAAGCGGCGTACAGCTCGTTTCTGCAAAATTAACCCTCACATTTTTTGCGATAATTCGACAACCCACGACATATGGATAGACGGCAATCAAATCATTAAACAAGATGTTAGGCTGGTTGAAAGTTTGCTCCCTTACTTAAAAAACAATTTTATTGCCACTTTCAAGCATCCTGACCGTATCTGTATTTATCAGGAGTTGCCGCAATGCATACAATGGGAAAAAGACAATTCTACATTAATGCGGCGACAAGTCGATAATTACCGCAAAGAGGGTTATCCTGCCTATGTTGGATTGGTAGAGACATCTTGTCTTGTGCGAAAGCAGGGAAAAGAATCAGCTGATTTTAACAAACAGTGGTGGGATGAGATTAGTCGCAATAGCTATCGAGATCAGTTAAGTTTTAACTACGTGGTATGGAAACAAAAGCAAAAATATGGTTTACTCGTAGGGCACAGAACAAAATCTTCTTTTTTTCATTACGCTCCGCATTATGCCTAAACGACACTAGCCCTGGAGTCTTGGTGTTAAAAGTTGGAATTTTTGCTCCGTATGTTCGAAACGAAACTACGCTAGCTGCCGTACAAATAGCAGATTGGCTGGTTCGTTGCGGGATTAAAGTAGAATTTCTTTCAGATGGTAAGGTTTCAAAAGGCATTCATCCCATTTGGGATCACAAAGTTAAGCGTGCAAACGAAGATTCAATTCATCCTTGGGCGTTTCAAGCTACGCATTTGTGCTGGTTCAGTGCAAATGATTGGGCGTTAGCCGAAGCTAAATTAGTAAATTCGTTCAGCCCTAAATACCGAACTATGCATTATTATTTTCCGCACTGGGGGGAATGGAATTCGACTAATTCAAATTTCTTAAATGCGGCAGATCGTATCATTTGTTTAAGCCACGATTTAGCTACTTGGCTGGATAAACAACAAAGAAGAGTTTTACCTACCCGCACTTGGGCTAATTTAGTAGTGGCGGACAAGCTGTTAATCCCGAAGATTGGCTGGGTGCGCCCTGGCATTAAACAATTTTTAGTCATACTGGCAAAGTCAATTGAATTAGATCTAGGCCCAGAATTGTTTGAAATATTTTATCCACTTTTAAACAATTATGATGTTATTCGATTTACTTTTTTGTTAGAACATTCTATGCCCAGAGCGTATCGCGTTGGCCTAAAGAAGCTGCAGCAGTGTTATCCTGATAGAGTTTCGATTGTTACTAGCCCCGCTTATTGCGATTATGCTAACTTAGCCAGGCAGCACGATTGGGTGTATCTGGCTGGTACTCGTTTTACTTATGGTGCAGTTATGGCATGCATTGTTAGCAGTTCTTCAATCCTGGTTTGCCACGACATTCCTCCGGTGGGTGCCCATGTGGTAGATGATTTAAATGGTAAATTAATCGTATGCGGACTAAGTGATAAACCAGCACCTGCGGCTTTAGTGGGCTTAGCGGACGTAGAAACGGTATTATCTGGATTAGCGGAAGCATCTACGAAAACACTGGAAGCCATGCAACGGGTCTCGGCTGACTATTTGCGTAAAAAACAGAAAGCTTTTGAATGGTTCATCCACAACGAATTTGCGTAAATGATCATGTGCTAGTCGCAGGTACTCCTGGCGCTTTTATTCACCATGTGGCGGCACGCTTGCACAGTTTCGGGTGGGCAGTTCTTTGGCCGAATCAAGACATAGAAACGACTAATGTTCGTTTTTATTTTGAACACAACTATCAAAACTTTGAAACACAACGCATACACCGATCAATTTACGCACAAAATAGCGACAGCAAACTAGTTAGTAAGCCCCCTGTGTATTATGATCCACCTTTTCCAGGACCAGCTGAGTTTATTGCTCAGTTTGACACGCCTGCGGTTATTTCCTGCGTTATGCTTGCTCCTTTCTTAGACTTGTGGGCCAGTGTAGCCGATGTTGTAATAGACATACAAGCCACAGAAGAAGAAGACGAGGCGACGCTTGCACGCTGGGCAAAGAATTTGTACCCGTTGGATTATGTAAAAGATGTCTGCAATTGCCAGCGAATGCGGTATAATAAGCACTTGAAATTGTTCGGTAGAATTTGCACAATAACAAACGCCGAGGTCAAAGATAAGAATTTTGACAAGCTAGATAAGTTTCTTGCTTCTATCTGTAATTTTTAAACAAGGAAATTCCAATGAGCGATTCTGACAATCCTGTTGAGAGCAAAATGAAAGTTTCGTTGAATAAGGTTGCGGGTATATCCCCAATCGCTACTCCTTCGATATCCCCGCCTGCCTCAGTTACCGGAGTTGTAAACATAGGCAATATAGCTGCTGCGTTGCACCCTTCGTCGCACAAGCAGGCAGCAACTCAAGTCATAGTAAATGATGCCTTCAATTACGATGTTGCATTTAATATGGCATTTTTGGGGTCCGGGCAGGGTGGGGCACGGTTAGCTTCTAGTTTTTGGTCTTTAGGTTACAGGCGTGTATCGTTGTTCAACACTGCCGAGAGTGACTTCCAAGGTTTACCGGATGAGATTCAAAGGCACACCTTGCAGTTAGGCGGAGCTGCAAAAGATGCAAGGTTTGCGGAGCAAGCAATAACGGGGCACGAGGAAGAGATTTGGGATTTGTTACAGCGTTCGTGGGGTAACGATGTGGATTATGGTTTGATTTGTGTAGGGTTGGGTGGTGGGACTGGGTCTGGTACTAGTGGCAAGCTGGTGCAGATTGCTAGGGATTATCTGGATTCCAAGGGTAAACCACCTAGGGTTGGTGTAATAGCTTCAATTCCGGCTTTTACCGAAGGCCAGCAAGTATGTCGTAATGCAGTTACATCGTTTCAACGGTTACTGGAGTTAAAGGTTAGCCCATTGATTTTAATTGACAACGCACGCATTAATCAGTTATATAGGCCGGGTATGGCTCAGTTGTACAGTGTGGCCAATAGCACGGTAAGTCAGTTGTTCCATTTGTTTAATCAGTTGGCAGCAGTACACAGCCCGTTAATAACCTTTGACCGCAGCGAGCTGGCCCAGTTGTTGGATCATGGTATTTGTGTAATGGGAGCTGCTAGCTTGCAAAACATTACAAGTCCTGCGGATATCTCTGCTGCTATTAGGGATCAGCTTACTAACAATGTGCTGGCAGAAGTTGATTTAAAGCAGGGCACGAAGGGGGCTTGTTTGTTTGTAGGAGATCAGCATCATTTGGATAATCTTGGTCTAGAGTACTTCGATGCGGGTTTTACACAGATGAATCGCACTTTGAAAGGGGGAAATAGCGTTGTGCATAGGGGTGTATACATTGGCTCTTCTCCTGGTTTACAGGCCTATGCAATGATCAGCGATCTTAAGCCGCCTTTTGCTACATTGGCAAAGCTAGCAAAAGAGGCAAACATTTCTAAAAGTCAGTTGACGAGTGGGTTGGCTCAGTTTCTAGGTGTGAACGATTAAACCAAAGAAAGGGATTAAAATGTCACCAAATCTTATTGCAGGCGAACTTCCAGACCTTTTGGAGTTTTTAAAAACAGCGTACAGGGAAAAAATCAAAATTCCCAACGGTGTCTCAGACCCTTCGGATATTTTTATCAGTTGGGCACAAGATTACCTTGCGCAGCATAGACCTAGCGAGGTATTTGCTGTGGATAGTAACTATGGCGTGCAGTTGACCAACGGGCAGCGAGTGCAACTTAGTCCTAGTCAAACTGGAGCTAAAGAAGTTGCGGGTCAAATGGCTAGTCCAGACTCCTCTGTGGCTATCTTTAATAGGTAGGTTTGCCTTGTTAATAGTAAAGGTGAAGCTATTCATCCCTTGGTTTTATTAGGGATATCGTTGCGTAAGCGGTATGAACTACTAACCGGTTTAAGGAGAGCTTGGTTATGAGATTTTGGAAGCCTCGAACGAACATACCTAGTGCAGCCAAGATTGGCATATCTTTAGTGACATACAATCAAACGGATTGCTTGGCTGCCTTGGTCTACGCACTTAAGGCTCAAACCTTTAGAAACTTCAAGGTATACATAATACACGATGGGCCTTGGTTGCCAGAGGCACATAGGGTTTGTTTAGTCGCCATAGATGGGGATGATAGATTTTCTATGTCGTGCACAGAGGAGAGGGCTAATGCGTACGGGCACAACCTAAGGCAGATAGGATTTGACAAGGCTTATGCAGCTGGGTGTGATTGGATAGGAACGATGAACGGGGACGGCTTGTACGCCCCTGTTTATTTTGAGTGGATGTTAAGTGAGGCAGAAACTGCGAAGGCCAACTTCGTATGCTGCAATATGATACACAGTCACAAACAGTGGCATGCTCTTGTAACTGGCTTAGTCAGAGCACGGATAGATGCAGGGAGTTGGCTGGCTCGGTCGAGTATTGCTTCGTTAAGCAAGTGGACCAGCTTAGCGTTCGAGGGGGATTGGGTATACATTCACGGGCTTACGCAGGCTCCTGGCTTTGTACCTGCTAAGGTTAATGGTTTTTTGTTTGTGCATAACTAGCTTGGAGGTTATATGAGTGACAAATCGGCTATAGTTTCGATGCGGGCGGAAGGAAGAATGGCTGGTGGCCTGCAAGATATGATAGCGCATATCAACAGCATATCCCCAACGAAGGATATGCGTTTAATCGAGATAGGTGCATATGCGGGGGAATCAACTGCTATTTTTTGTCAAAACTTTAAAGCTGTAGTTACGATAGACCCGTTTTTAAACGGCTATGACTCCGGGGATTCGGCTAGCCATGCTGCTCCGTTCTCGCAGGTTTACGCTGTTTTTTGCAAAAGAATGCAGAAGTATGCCAATTACACATTAATACAGAAAACCTCGGATGACGCAGTTAAAGAGCTAATGGACCAACCAGTAGTGCATTGTTTTGATGTTGTGTACATAGATGGCATGCATCGGTATGAACAAGTAAAAAAAGACATTTTAAATTACAGCAAAATTGTAAAAATAGACGGGTTTATTACTGGGCATGATTATGTCAGTGGCTGGGGAGAAGTGGTTAGGGCAGTAAACGAGTTCTGTGTAAAACCAGATATGGTTTTTCGTGACGGTAGCTGGTTAGTGCGAAAAGTTAGCTGAAATGAATTGTTTTTTGCGTTAAGTAGAAAATAGGCTTAAAACATTGATTCTACGCGATAAACAGCAGAATGGGTTTAAATCTCCAACAGAAAAGGTACAACAATGGCTAATTTATACGGCGATTTAGCGGATATAATTGCAGAACATTTAGGTGTAGCTTCTGACCGCATTCACAGCAGCGATTCGTTCCACACACTGGGGCTAGACAGCCTTAGCACTATGGAATTGTGGTTTGAAATTGAAACTCGATGGGGGGTCGACAAGGAGTTGCTAGACAACGGTACGCATCAACCTTTTGGGGAGCTGGCAAAGCAGATAGAGCAGCGAGTAAAAAAACCAGCATTTATCGAGTAAGTTACACATTTTAAAATCCGGATTTTAACCGGCAAGGATGCGTGTATGTGGTTTGCACTGTCGGACGGAGGGGAGCTGAACAAAAACGAATTCTTGCAAGAACTAAGAATCAATCGTGTTTGTCCCCTGCTCGTGTATCATAAAGACGATCAACCAATCGTTCCTATTTTTTCAAGCCACGATCTTGCTGTTCGGTTTGCTCAGCGCAATACTTTAAAAGCCTGGTCGATTGGCTGTATGGAGGCGGTAGAGGAAGACATCCAAAAGTTGTGCAAAGAAGGATTTATTGTGGAGCAGCTGCATTGGCCCAGTAAGCGAGATGTTTCGGTACATATGCTTTGGCTAGAAAGAGAGGTAGACCCGATAACAAAAGGTTTTCGTAATAACATTGGATAGTGTTACTTTAAAAGTTTACGAAAGGATTTCACATGTTTTGTTACTTATTTTTAATTGTGTTACCGTTGCAAGGGGCTGATCCAGTTTCCTTTCCTTACGCTGGGCAGTATCAGTATCTGCCGTTAGCAAAGCAACAAGAGATATATAAAATCTGGCCTACGCCACTTGTGCTACCAGACAAATTGCATTTCTATGCCCGCTCAGGTTACAGCCAAAGGTTAACTATCACCAATGGGCTGGATCACCATATTTGGATGCCAACCTCGCAGGATGATTCTCTTGGGGCTCAAAACCCAAATCGCAAGTCTCCATGGGTTGTATCCGGTGGCGCGGATGGTTTAACAGACTTTGTATCGTATGTGGGGGTTGCGTTCCCCAAGGATGCAACAGTAAACATCTACAGTGAGAGCGTAGACGCGGGGGCTAGACGGCTATTACCTATGCACAAGTGGAGTTGGCCTAAGGGTTCCATCTTCATAGACATGCTGACGCATAAAAACCACACCTTTGAGGTGCGACAGCGAGAGAAGGTAGGGGAAGTTGACTGGGTTTCTAGTGTTATCTTCCACGATGCTCAGAAAGCTCCCAAAGAGTTTAAAGGTGCAGGGCAATCCTGTATATCGTGCCACGGTAAGGTAGGAAGTCAAGATGGCTATGGCATTCGTATACGGGGCGGAGATACAGTGTTTTCTCTGACCCCTATTAGTTTACTACCCGGTAGATAATAGCGGGTTTTGGGGTGGCATGTAGCGAGGGGTGGGGGATTTTCTCCGCCCCTTTTTTTTTGTCGGCACAGTTAAAAAATTAGTTATATTTGCTTAGATGCTGTGTACTTGCAGGGGGTACCATGCTTAAACTTATCTTATGCACATAGATAAGTCGCACAACTACGATCAGAGGCAACAAAAACCTTTTCGGCACCAGCAAAAAGGTGGCGGGAAAGCGAGTTACGTTATGCCAGCTAAGACTATTCCTAAGATTTCCGTAGATTCGGCGTTTGCAGGGGCATGGCCCGTGTCCTTGCAAGTAAGCCGGCGTAGGCAGCAGATCATTCTGAGCGATATGAGTTCACACCCGTTGGCTGACCTTTGCTGCGGGCAATGGGAATGTGTTTTAAATCCGGAATTTAACTCTTTGTTTTTAAGCCCAGCAAAAGGTCAGAACAGGTTCTTACGCTACTGGGCAAAGAAGTTTGGTATGCTGGGTCATACTCATTGCTTGGCGGTGCAACTGCCCAAGTCCCAAGTGATACTGTATCGCCCCGTGTGTGTGCAGGCAGATGGTGACCGTATTTGTTTTCAGTACTTAAACCGAGTTCCTAGTTTAACCAAGGTTGCCAATGCTGGATAATATTGCAAAACTGCGTTTGATGCTGTTAGGGCGAAAAACAGCTTCAGCAGCCACTGGTTTTGAGCAGATAGATTCCTTGGCCAAATTAGCCGTAGATGCCATAACTCGACAAAAAATTAATAAAATAAACAGCTACGCTTGCCAAACTCCACAAACAAAACTTGCTGGGGCTACTTGGCGTACTCCTGAGAATCTTGCGAAGATTCTCAGACAGGCGTGGGGGTCGTCATCACCCGTTGTGGGCGATATGACCCAAGGTTTCAACAGAAACCAAGTTTTACAGGCAATTTCTGACCGTTTTGGGATGGGTAAGACCATAGCAAAAGGCTATCAAGATTTTACGGATAAGTTGAATTGGAGACCGCTACCTGAAAAGATCCAAAACAGCGTTTTGAAGACAATATTTGATCAGGCTACACCTAAATACATATTCAGAGGTACTACCCCAGGTAAAAACATAAATAACCCCTTTGCGGTCGACAACGCTGGGCTTGCAGCTAATTTCGTGCACGGTTCGCCTAGCCCTTTTATTTCAGATTACTATGCCAAACAATTTGGGGGTGGTAGGGCATTTCAAATGTTCAAGCCTACCAGAGCTCAAGGGTATATGCCCGACTTTCGCGCTCAGTACTATATTGATAAGAATACTGGAACTTTAAAGGAAGATATAAAAAACCGTACATGGGCCAAGATATCTCCGGATTTTAAAACCAATATGAGCACGGAAGACTTCTTGCACCCAGGTATGCTTAACAAGGAGGAATTAGCACATAAGGCTATTGGGCAAACTGTTTACGAAACACCAGTTATGCCGGCTAATAAGGTTTTTGGCACATTCTTGGCTAGAAGAAAATCGCGACAATATCATCCCGGAGTACAAAACTTTGACTACATGCCGTCTTTTCCGCGAGCTAGGGCATCCGATATACTTAAGTATACTGAGATAGCTAGCGTTCCAAACCATCTTAATAATAAGTTTGTTCAAATGAGTTTAGAAAAGCAAAGAAAGCTACCTACAGATTCATCAGGGAGGCTGCTCGCATCACCTATTCCTAAGCCACCTATTGCTGCGCCACCTATTGCCGCACCACCTATTGCCGCACCACCTATTCCTAAGCCACCTAATGCTGCGCCACCTATTGCTGCGCCACCTATTGCTGCTCATGCCCCAAATACGCTAGGGACTGCAGGGGACTACCCAGTACCACCTACCGGATTTTTAGCTAGTATGCAACAGTATCTACTTAGCTTCATGGGTGGTGGTGTTAAGCAAGGAAGTACAGCTTGGGTTAGAGCATTCCGAGCTGGAAAACTAAGTCCTGAATCTTTAGGGCGCATAGCGGCAAGGTTACCCGAAGGTACTAACCGTTTTGTTAGACCTCTTGGCAAAGGTATAAATATGCAGGCTGACCTAATGGTTGGCAACCTTGGCGGACAAGTTGGACAAGTTGTTCGTAAGCTGCCCATCCACGCAATTCCTCCAAAGGCGCTTGCTGCGGAAGCAGGCAACCTTCAACTGGCTCAGACTATTATTTCAAAGTTGTTGAAAGGGAGTAACAAATGATAAGACGTGCGACATCTAACAGTATGTCCAACACTTGGGGCACGGGTCTAAGGTATTCCTGTCGCACGCAGTTAAGAATGTGGTCAAAAGTATTTAGTGACAGCCACTCGGCGTCAAGAGCATCACATTACAGGTACAACTCGCTAAGTTGGAAATCCGATGTAGTTTTGTCAAAGTAACGAGCTACTGTTGTATTAACTGTTCGTAGTATTTAAACTAAGTTTGTTCGAACTTAACCTTAAGGAGTTTATCGTGCACAAACAATCAGGCATTCGTTCCGCTTTAGTTGGTACTGGTATTGGTGGCGTTCTGGGAGGGCTGCTTGGTCGATTTACTGGCTATAATGCTGGCAATAAAGAAGGGTACAGAAGTGGTAGTGAGTCCGGCTATAATGCTGGCAATAAAGAAGGGTACAGAAGTGGTAGTGAGTCCGGGGGTAGAGATACCTTGTTAAATCTACTTCGGGGTATGACTGATGTTGTAGATCAAGGGCGTAGAAGCGATGTAGATTTAAAACAATTGCTTATGCCACTAGAAGGGGGCGCTTCTCCGGCTATGTCCTCAGTAGCGGTTAAAACCGCAAAACTACGAAGAATGTTTGCCCGCATAGAAAAGAAAGCTGAAGAAAAACAATCAGGCATTCGTTCCGCTTTAGTTGGTACTGGTATTGGTGGCGTTCTGGGAGGGCTGCTTGGTCGATTTACTGGCTATAATGCTGGCAATAAAGAAGGGTACAGAAGTGGTAGTGAGTCCGGCTATAATGCTGGCAATAAAGAAGGGTACAGAAGTGGTAGTGAGTCCGGGGGTAGAGATACCTTGTTAAATCTACTTCGGGGTATGACTGATGTTGTAGATCAAGGGCGTAGAAGCGATGTAGATTTAAAACAATTGCTTATGCCACTAGAAGGGGGCGCTTCTCCGGCTATGTCCTCAGTAGCGGTTAAAACCGCAAAACTACGAAGAATGTTTGCCCGCATAGAAAAACAAGCTATTGCTAGTTTAAGCAGAAAGTTATTTGGGCCTGACAGATACGGCGCATAATTTCATCTTGGCTTACAGAGATGGGGCGACCAAGTGGCAGTTTAGAACAATATTCAAATAAGTGGAATGAAATTGCACCAAGCACATATCAGCCTTTCCCAGCTTCGCCTAGCTGGCGAAGCCCATAACCAGCTGCGATTGCCAAACAGAGTAAATAAAGTTAGAGTATCAGTTACCTTTATAATTTCTGGGGAGCACTATGTACGAGTACACGGAAAAAGCGGGCGATGCTGCAGCTAAGACTGAGAAGACAGCGGCATTAGAAGATACGAAACTCGGCATACCGATTAGTGCTGCAATCGCGGGTGGACTGGGTGGAGGGCTTTACGGAGGGCTTAAAGGTTTAATATCTCCCGGCGAATATGAAACGACAGACGAGGAAGGGCAGAAGGTTAAAAAAAAGCGTAATAGGCTAATAGCAGCTTTACAAGGTTCTTTGTACTCTGGTGCTTTGGGGGCCGGAGCTGGGGCGTTAGGTGGGACGGCGTTTAATGCGGCCACTTCCGCCGACCCACAAAGAACTCCTTACACCGATGCTTACCGCAGTCTGCTTGTAGGTCAGGGCTTGGCTAACAATTATAAGTCGGCAGAGGCGGGACAAGACAGCAAACCTTCAGCAATGTCTTACATTCCCGGGATTGGCGGATTCCTTAGCGGAATAGCTAATCCTATGGTTCGCAAAAGTGATATAGGTATAGATTCCCTTGCAGGTATTCTGAAACCCATAGCGGCACCCATAGCGGCAGTGAATGAAGGCGTGGCTGGATTAATTGGGGGTATGGCAGGCGGCTTAGGTGGTGGCATGATTGGCCGTTTAGGGGGCAAGGCCCTTAAGACGCTTTTAAGTAAGCTTACAAAAAATTCGCTAAAGCCGACTGTGCTTACGAAGCTTAATCCAGGCGAATTCCGAAGTATACCGAGAGTGCCAACTGGTGCGGCGGAAGGGGTTCACAAATTAGTTGATAAATTTGACGATAATTCCGGTATCCTTGGGTTCCTTGGTGGAGCTTCTTTGGGTACACATGGCGGTGCCAGTGCTTACCGCAGTCTGAAGGACTGGGCTATCAATTACGCGGATAAACTAAAACCTAAACTTGAGGATACGATTACAATGCCTGAGAAAATTGCAGAATGGGCTTCAGCTCCTAGCTTTTCGGCTAATGTGCCATTACCGCAGAAACTTAATCCGCTGGTTGCCGGTAGAAAATCATCAACAACCAAAGCGGACGCTAATGGAGTTCGAGAAGCACTTGCCAAGCTTGGTGCGTATGACAGCGCTTCACTTGCTGTTTCGGCAGCCGGGGATAGCAAAGGGTCTAAATATAAACAACAAGATGAAGATCACGCAACTGGTGCAGCTGCGTTTGATTCGCTTGATAAGTATCGAAGGATGACTAAGAAAGCAGGCATGACTCAGTTCCAGACTAAATTCTTTGAACGCTTTATTTTAGAAGGTAAAAGTGCACAACAGCTACAAGCTGTGGTTAAGCAAGCAGGAGAACAGTTTGGATCTAAGATAGGTAAAGAATTAGCACGTGGGTTTAAAAAGCTTGCTTCTGCGGGGTTAGCCGGTGCCCGCTGGTTTGCTCGGGCTACCGGCAGCCCGACCGGTGCGGCTGCGCAGCGCCCAAGCCAGCAAGGACTCCCTTCAGCTGGCGGGTTTGGCTTTTCTCAACTTCCGGCAGCGATGACTAATTTTGGTAAGCGGGTTGGAGAAGCATTCCCCGGATCAAAAGACTACATGGGCATGGGGGGTGCTGCGTTTGATGGTGTTAAAGGAGCGTTACCTGGAATGGGCCAACAGCTTCAACAAGCAGCAACCAAAGGAGTAGAAGGCTGGGTTAAGCAACCCGGTGTCTTTACTAACCCTGCGGAAGTATGGAGGCGTAGAAACCAAGCTCAAGGTGTTCAGAAGACTTTAGGGGATATAACGACTGGCATGGGTAAGCTTATGGGCAAGCAGTCTAGTGAAAAGCGAGGGGCTAACTGGGCTGCGCTTGGGAAAGGGGCATTAAAATATATGGGAATGGGTGCGGGAAAACCCGGGGCAGAAGTAGCAAATACTTTTAGGCATGCTATGGGCACGGCGGGAACGACTGCAGGAGGTGCAGCTTTAAAAGTATTGAAAAATCCTGTTCTGCAAGGGCGAGCAGGTACTGGGGCTGTGACTGGTGCAATAAACCCTATGACTGGTTTACTTTCCCAAGATGAAAATAGAAGCTGGGGTGACTATCTTACTAGTGCGGGTCTTAGCGGCTTAGCTGGTGCTGGTGCAGGTGTTTTAGGGGGCAAAGGCACGCAAAAGATGATGGGGCGTATGCAAGCAGGCGGAAACTTAGGTTTTATGGGTGATATGGCAGCAGATTTAGCTGGGTATGACACAGGTGGTCGGTTAGGGCAAATTGGATTTTTAGGCGGAGCTGCATTGCCCGCAAAGGTGCCTCAATGGTTAGGGCAAAAGGCGACACAGATGGGAGGTGGCCGTGTCGGCACGAATATTCCCGGAAGGGCAGGAGACACTGCAAAACTTATGAATAGTGTGGATTATTTAAGCAAGGGGCAGAACTGGGTACTCGGTAAAGGTAGGCAAGGTGCAGGCTTAGGCTATCAAGCAGCTAAAGCTAATCCGTTGATGGCAGCTGGTCTAGGTACTGCGGGACTTGGCGGTACCTACGGGTTACACCAACTTGGTAGAGCGGCAGACGCAGCTGAGGGCATGCGTGGTGATGCGAATGCACAGATGAGTGCTCTTAGGCAGCAAGTTGCTGGCATGGGTGGCATGGGTGGCATGGGTCAGTTCTTTAATGAAAATAAGCATTGGTTAATGCCTGCGTTGTTAGCTGGTGGGGGTGCTTTGGCCGGGGGTGCAATGGGTGGTGGTGGTGGTGCTGCACTGGGTGGCCTCGGCTTGCCAGCCCTTTATGCGATGCATCAAAGTGGTATGTTTGGCGGCGGAGGCGGCGGAGGCGGCGGAGGCGGCGGAGGCGGAGGCGTTGATCTTTATCGACCTGAGTCAAACGGGGGCCGTGACTTAATACAACTTCAGTTCCAAAATGCACAAGAAGATACAAATAGACAAATTGTCGCTCGGACAAGAGATCCGAGAATAGCTGTACCTAAAACAGCCAGTGCTAATGCAGTACGGCTTATGCATCGAATAGAAAAGAAAGCCGAAGAAAAGCAAGCTATAGCCGCTCTTGTTAAAGCTTTGTCCGTGAGCGGGGCAAAAGCTTTAATGTCACGATTAGAAAGTTACGCAGGGCAACGATGACCTCTACAGAGCACGATCTGGGGGAATACCAAGCTGTGTGTTGAGTAAGTAGCTGTGTAGGTCGCAAGGCGGATTGGAAAGATCCGACTCATGCCTAACAGCTAGGTGCATTTATGCTAAAGAATAAATGTACAGAACGCTGCTGGGACAAACCCTTGCGGACAGTGTTTCGGGCAGTTGGAATGGTGGCAGTTTTTCGAGGGTCCTCGGCTCCCAGGCTTCCTTTCACCCTCCCACCGTACAACTTGAGACCGCTGGCACCGCGCAGAGTGTCACGTTTCTACGAGGAAAGGCGGAAACGCTAGACCGGGTGCGACTGCCTAGCTCGACTTAAATTCTGGATTTTAAAAGGTGGTTAAGAATGAGACACGCAAGTTTACCTTACCACCTTTATCTGAATGTGGACAATAGCTATCTTGGTCCTGATATGCCAAAAGGCATGACACTTTGTATATGGCACGCTTCTTACGGCAGGCTTGGGCAAATGTTGATGTGCCATGTTTTATTAGAATCTGGGGCACACTGGAGTGGGTTACCGCTGCATGCACTATCCAACACTACTAATTTTTCTCTTTTACCTGAACAAGTAATGCCTTGGGCAGCTATGGGGGAATCCCTAGAGATTGAACTCTTCCCGCTGTTGGAAGGTTTGCAAACAAAGATTATGCAGCCGTTTAGCGGAGAGGGAAGACATACTGGTATGATCTTCGACTGGAAAGACGGTTACAGCCGTTATCCCCAAGAGCATAAGCCCCTCAACCTAATACAGACCGACGATGGGCAACTAGCTTTGTTGCCAAACAATTTTATACTCTTAAGTGATAAGCATTTTGTGTCAGAAGACGCAAAGCTAAACCTTAAAAATTATAAACGCGGGGCTATAACGCATTGGGGGACTTGATAAAATAACGCCTTGCTACTATGGTGCGGTTGGCTATAGAAGGTATAATGCCTTTTGCTGCTAAGTTGGTGCAGCTATTCTCTCTTCACGGATGAAGGAGGTCGGCATGAATACTTTTGTGAAAGGTAGGTGATCCGTATCTCGGTCGGGCTTGTCCCGGAGATACGAATTTCTGGGATGGGCTCGATTTGTTTAACAGCACGGGTCTGTTGACATAAAGTAATAAGGTTAGTTATTATTAATGTTTGATCATACAAGACAATAACAAGGAGTAGTGGTATGTCATTAGCAAAAGTAGCCAGTTATTACAGAATTAAAGTGGCTCGTCATTTGATTAATATCGTTTCGTTGCGGCAAGAGCTGGGTACTTACAATGTAAACGGGCTGTTAAAAGCTGCGTCTGCGGGGCAGAGCAAAGAAGCTTGTTTGCGCTATGCGGGATTACACACGGCTATACTTTTTGAGCAGCGAGAGCTGGAGAAGCTCGGAGCAGTGGGCGGGTATAACTCGCAAATGCGAAAAGTGGCCGTTGGCAACTATGGCAGCATACCACCTGGAGGATTCAAAGATTACCCGAAGCCAGCAACTCCAGCCCCTGATGCGATAAGAGCACAGGCAAGTAAGCCCGTCTCTAGTTATACACCGGATGCGATAAGAGCACAGGCAAGTAAGCCCGCACCTAGTTACACGCCTGGGCAAATTGACGATGGTGGTAGGGGTTTTGAGATGGACCGCCTAAATAAGACGGATACAGGCAATCGGCAACAAGCAGTACTTGACGCAAATCGGGCTGGTCGCCAAAACTTGCCCTCTGGTATGCTAGATCTTAATGCTAATATGCTGGGGAATCACAGCAAACTTCCAGACGCCCCAACCAGAGGTCAGCTTGCTGATGATGTCGCAGGGACAAGCACAGCAGCTCGGAGGGCAGCAATGGCACAAGCCGGTACAAATGTCGGGGGTGGCTTCCCTGTAGGCACAAATGGTAGAGTGGCGGGCACAAATGTCGGGGGCGGGCCGGCGGAAGGATTTGCAGCGGCGCAAGCGGCACAAGCGGTGGCAGCTGCCCCAGCTACATCCGTTCCTGCATCTGTGATTCCTAAGCCGGAGCAGGGCACTGCAAATGCAACGAGTGGATTAGGCTATGATCCGACAGGGTCCGGCAGCGCAGGAAGGTATTCCGAAACAGCAGACCCCGTAGAGGAGGCTTACACTAGGAGTCTAGGGGCATCGGGTTATGCGGGGCATGTCAGCGACACTGAAACACAACCCGAAGCACAACCCGAAGCACAACCCGTGTCACAAGTGCAACAGGGGCGTGGTAGGCGCGGTGGGCGTGGTGGTCCAATACGCAATATGATAGGTAATGTGCAGCAAGGCCAAGGGCTATTTGGTAGGCGAGGCCGGTAATTAAAATTGAACTTAGCTGATATTTTTATGTTGAGGTGAATTATGTCGAAGTATGCAATGGAAAAACAAGCTTTTCACGCTAACCGCTTGTCTAGCTTAAACGCAGAAATAGCCCGTTACAACCCAGCCAGTTTGTTGAAGCAAGCGTCAACTTACCCAACTACACATAACAAGCAGTTGTGTACTTATTACCTTGCATTAACTAAGCAGGCAGCCTTTGAGAAGAAAGCATTTCTAAAGGCAATTTTAAAAGCTTTGATGAAACCAAAGATTAGTCTACTTCCTGCCGCTGGTCTACTGGGGGCATATAGCTACGGGCCAAGTGCAATCAAGGCGACTGGTAGTGCAATTGGTGGTGCTGCAGATGCTGCTGTGGAAGGAACACAAAATCTTCTACACAGAGCTGGAAGAGGATGGCAAGGGCTGTGGTCAGATCCGACGAGTGATATGTCAAGCAAAGGTATAAATAAAAAAGTAGAAGAAAGTCTTAAGCCTGTGACTAAACCTACCGGGATACAGCTAGCGCCAAAAACCCGTTGGGTGCAGGTAGACGATGACTCATTAAGTCCGGAGCAGAGACGCAGATATTATACTGAGGGTGCCAACACTGGATTTGAAGATTATCAAATTAGCCCAGCAACACGTGGGCAAGTGCCTTATAGAAGGCCTCCTACTTATCCTGGGTATTATAGTGGTAATCATTAGTTTTTTGTTAAAAATGTTGACAATTATTTAGCTTAACCAAATCACATCTTGCTTCATTTGTGCGATTGTTATAGGCTCGTTTAAAGTCAAATAAGCTCTGTTTGCTAACTTTCACCAGCGTCGCACCGTCATGGAGGATTTGCGTATGTCGGTTAAGCTTAAGCAGAATATCCACATCCAAGTCATACCCCCTTGTTCCGTGCTTGGGTGACACCTAGCGTTTTGAGGTGTCTAATGAAACTTTTTTGGGCTGGTTTATTCTTGTTCGCTGGCCTAGTCGTGTGGGGAATTTTTCCCGACCCATCCTCAAATGTATTTATACCCCCTGAGCCACCTTCGCAAATTGCGGAAATGGTATCACATCACCACGCAATATTTGAAGGGCCTCGCTCGGGCAAGTGGCCAACGGTTAGGCAGCGGTTTATTGCAGTGCACTCTCGTTGTGCGGCGTGTGGTAGCCCCCTTAACTTAAATGTCCATCATTTGATTAGTTTTCACGAACAACCAGAGTTGGAGTTAGATCCAGATAACTTAATTACTTTATGCCGCTTGCACCATTTTTTGCTGGGGCATTCCAGTAACTGGTCAGACACTAACGAAAACTGCAAGGAAGCAGTTAAAGTTTATCGTCGTTTGCATCCGTGGAAATAGGCTGTTAATTACCAAGGAGGGTGATATGGCTAATAGAATAGATAAACGAAATACAAAGTTTCATGATGTTTTGCGAATGCTACGCAAAGAGTGTAAAGTAGCTAGACCTATAAAGGTAGTAAGTAAGGATTTAAACAAGGAAAAGTTATGTGGCTGCTGCATAGCCTATTTAGACAAGTATGGCGGGGTAAGTCGTTTCGTCATTGAAGTTGATAACAATCTTGCTCCGGTTACCGCGATCGACACGCTTTTACACGAATGGGCGCATGCGTTAAACCAAGTGGCTAATGGAGTCACAGGTGAACCACACAGTGGCAGCTGGGGTAAATGTTACGCACGTGTGTGGCGTTCTTATGTCACAAAAATAATTGATTAATTTATTTGACTATGCCCTTTTAAATAGGTACAAATTATCTGCTTTAGGCTGCCTATGTACTAAATCCAAGGAGGGTATATGGCTTGGTACAATCGAGAAGACAAAGAAATTATTAATTTTATGGTTCTTGGAAATCAACACTCTGGGTATGGTTTATTACAATCTTCCTTAGCCGCGCATCCTGATATAGTATGCCACGGTGATTTACTTCACGACGACGAAAAGATTAGAAAAATTGAGCATTCCATGTACTTTGGAACGGCGGATAAGGTCACTGATCACTTTGATCCATCACATCTTAGTGTAGAACAATACTTTAATAACAAAATTTTTGATAACATTTTTCACGGCGAAAAAGCCGTAGGTGTAAAGGTAAGCTACGATCATTTACGCCGCTACGATTTGTGGGAGTACATTGATCAGCGATGCCGCCAAGGTGATTTCTGTCTGGTGCATGTTGTCCGTAACCCGATTTCTTGCTATGTGGCCTGGAAACAGCAACACGTACTTAGCCGAGTTGAAAGCGGCAGCCGAGAACGATTGCCGGCTATTTGGGTGGACGCAGCAGAATTGACACAATTTGTACGGGAGCATGCGGCCACCGCAGCAAAAATAAATCGACTTTGTCCTGATCGCGCAATTATTCCTTACCACGAATTGATTTTAGATTTTCGCGGCGTGTTGGAAAAGTTGCTAGAATTCTTAGAATTGAAGTTTAGCTCAGTGTGTTTGCCTAACCAAAAGCGGGCACAGTGTAAGGATATACGCAGCCGGGTGACGAATTGGACAGATTTAAAAAATACAGTTCCTCGTGATGTTCTTGAATATGCGGATAGCCCGACTTTATTTTAAAAGGAGTAAGTGTGGCCGAGAACAATAAAGCAGAAAAACAAAGGGTGTGCATTGTTTGTATTGCCAAGGACGAGGACAGAACCATACAAGAATGGGTGGATTACCACCTCAAATTAGGCTTTGATAAAATTTTTATTTACCAAAACGACTGGACTTGCCCCATTGAATGTGCCCAGCTTGTGAAACTGCGCGCGGATGGAAATGAGCGGCAGATGCCGGCGTACAATCATTGGCTTTCATCCGGATACCGAAACGATTTTGATTGGGTAGCAATTATCGACTGTGACGAGTTTATTGTGTTGCACAAACACAAAACCATATCGGAATTTATTTCTGAATTTGATGTAACCAGTACGGCTGGCGTGTCCGCAAATTGGGTTATGTTCGGTAGCGGGGGCCAACAATTACCAACCCCAAACCCAGAAAGTCTTATTAAAAGATTTACATTCAGACAAAAAGACCCATATGCGGTTGTAAAGCCGATACTTAATTTAAAAATGAAATTCAGCATACCTAATCCACATTATCCAAGCCTACCCACCATTGATACTAATCACAGAAAATTTGTAGGGGCATACAACCCAGATGGTCCAATTGATATCATTCAGATAAATCATTACCAACATAAATCCAGACAAGAATGGATTGAAAGGATTCAGCGTGGGTCGGCTGACGGGCGTCCCAAGCAAATGGATAATTGGGACAAAGAAAGCCATAGTTATCACGATGTCGAAGATTTAAAAGCATTAAATTTCCTTTATGGGGGGCATTAAGCATGATCAAGTTAGACCGAGCAACTATCTTGTACGGCGAAAAACAATGGAAGCAATATCAAAAGGATATGCTCCTTGTGTTAATGGAAGCTAATGCGGGTCAGAATATTACACTGCAGGTTCCCGTTCCAGAGTCATATCCATGCCTAGTTTATTTGCCGCATACGCCAACAGCTATTTCAGACACATTAACCATTAATTGCTGTTACATTTACACCGAGGAGCCAGAAAAACTGCTAGAGAAGTTAAAAACGGAGGGCACACTCGATCTTACCTCGCTTGCCCGTAAACTTAGATGTTACGGTTACGTAGCGCCTCAAGCTAGTTTAGATGCGTCCGACGAAGCCGACGAAGTTGTTTTTGATGATGACAATTATCAGCCAACTGAAGATTCTTTTGAAAGTGACGCTGCCGAGCTTCAAGATGAATTCAGGGATAAGCCGGCTGTCGCAAAATCTTATGTCCCCACATCGGCGGCTGTGCTACTGTTGTCCTTAGTTGTCGAGTTACGCAGCATAGGTGCTTTACGCCTAGACCACATGCTAGACACAGTAAAAGAAATAGAACAATGGATGACAGCCAATCAAGAAGAAAACTCGCAGCTTAATGCACTGGAATTATTAAAAAGGCTATGGGACGAACAGACTGATCGATAAGATTATTGCTCAGCGCGGTATTCTACTGTATTTCCTACTCTTGTCGTTGCGACACCTATCCCGGTATAATCAGCTTAAGTGGCTTTATCGCAGGTGCC